CGTTCTCGCAGGAGAGACACTTGATTTTCGCTCTGTTTTAATATCTGATTCAAAATGTCATTGGTACTTTGCATGCTTCGGGGGTCTACTAAAGATGCTCTGAAAGCCAAGGTTGCTCCCGTTTTGAAGTTTTCCATGATGCCGCCCGCTTCAGGAATTTGGGTCGGTTTGCCCTCCATATCTTTTGGGGCCTTTGGAAGTTTGGGGGGTTTGAGGTCCTTATAGAACCCATCCAATTTGCCACGAATAAATTTCATAATGGCATCTGCATCCTTACCAAATTGTATTGTCACGTCCTCCACTATCCCTTTCCAAAAGAAGTCAAGGGTGTCCCCAAATTCCGTTAAATCAGACTTCACATCTGACCAAAGACTCTTAAACTTCGTCTTTGTACTCTTCACAATACCATCCACTACTTTATCGAATTCATCCAAACCCAATAAATATGCCTGGGACCATATTTCCCCAAACTTTCTGGGGTCGCCCCCCATATCTAATTTGATTGCTATCATAGTGGCCACTATCCCAGCAGCTATGGATTGAAAAAGAGTGTACGCATTTTTTCCTATATTCTTAAATGCATCGCCCCACCACCCTATAAAATCGCTTAAAAATCCCTGTGTCATCCTATCCAAATCTTGATACAAGGTCACAAACCAATCTTGCATCGCTGCTACTACCCCTCTGATAGTTTCTCCGCTTTGCAACCATGCCGCCCGTATTACATAAACCGCCGCAGCTACGGCTAAAATCCCTCCTATTATTAAAAGCACCTCTAAATTGGCGAGGGTAAATGCACTCACCACCACCTTTAATATCCACACCAATCCTCCCAATGCCAAAATCAATGGGCCAACAGCCGCCGCCGCCACCGCAACTCCCACTACCCATTGTTGGGTTTTCTTATTAAGTTTTATCCATCCTTGCATTCCCTTCTTAATAAAGGCATTTACCCTCAAAAGAGAAGGGGCCAAAATTTCACCTATGGAAATACCGACATTAACAATATTATTCCAAAGTATTTTCATCTGTGAAGCAAAGGACTTCAACTGCTTATCCCGAACCTCTTGAGTAATGCCTGCCATATTCCTCAACTCTTCCGTATATTTAGCCACCCCCTTTCCCAAACCCAACAAAGGCAAAATCGTCTGTTGGCTTCGTGCTTGAAATCCTAACATTTCTAATACTGCCCCCTTTTGTTTGACACTCATATTTTTCAATACCATAGAAAGATTGCTTACTATTTTCGCCATAGAAAGCAATTCCCCCTTAGTGTCATAAACGCTTATCCCAAATCTCGCCCAAGCCCTTCTATTATCCCGAATCCCCTTTGTCATCAAACGCAACATGCGACTAAACATAGTGCCTGCTCTTTGTCCTTTAATGCCCTGATCAGCATAAGCAGCCAATATGGCCACACCTTCCTCCAAAGGAATATTAAAAGCTTCAGCTTTCATAGATGCCCCCGCCTGCGTAGTCAGCGCCAATGAAAATTGCCTCGTAGTTGCATTAGCCAAAGTATTCGCCCCCGTCAATACATCTGAAACTTTAACCATATTTTGCATATTCTTAATAGCATCTGGCACTGTCAGCCCTAAAGCACTTTGAGCATCAGTAAGCAGGTCTGTAGCTTCAGCCATATCGAAAGCCCCAGCCGTAGCAAACGCCTCCACAGTAGACAAAGCTGCCATAGACTGTTCCGCTGATAATCCTGCTGAAGCTAAGTAGAAATAGGATTTAGCTAAGTCCGTTGCAGAAACAACCCCTTCCGTAGACAACGACCGTGCCAAATCCCGCATCTCTTTTTTCATTCCATCCGACACATCGCCCATAATAGCCAAAGATTTAGTCATGGCATCATCGAACTTGCCAAAAGCAATTACAGACAACGCCCCAATAACAGTCAAAGGGAGAGTAACCTTGAACATCAAACTTCTGCCCAAGGCTATCAACTTAGCACTCATGGCTTGCATTCTGGCAACTACAGCCATCATCGCTTTATCGTATTGAAGGGTGTCAGCCCGTAAATGAACTACCAAATTCCCAAGGTCAAGATGAACCATCGCTTTTCAATCCTAATGAAGTAAGCCAAAACCGCTTATGAGATTCTACCAGGGTCTCAACATCCACTTCCTTTTCCTGATTCACAATCTGCTCCTTAAACTCAAGCAAAAAGTCCTCCACCCGGACCCTCCGGGGATTCTTAGCATTGCCCCTTCGTACTTCCGCTGCAATTTGGGCAAGATAATACTCCTGTTTTGAATGATTCTTTTCTTCCTTATTCAAAAACTCTATCCACATCACAAATTCCGTTGATGTGGTTTTTCGTTGAAGTTCCTGAACAGGAATCTTCAAATGGGAAGCTAACTTGAACCAGGCAAGCTGCTCTCCCTTTAATCGTTTTTTGCCTCTTGCTCACCTTCCACGTCCAAGGCACTTAAAGTCTGAGCAGCTTTGAATAATTCGGAAATGACATGGGCAGGATATTTCGCCAACACTTCCTTTGTAATTTTTTCGCCGTTTTCATCCCGCATACAGAGAGTCAAAAGATTCTCTTGGAGATACTTGTAGTTGGACATACCTTGCATGGCCCCCCGACTCGTGAACTTCGCCCTTTTCCCAATATCATTGAGGAATGTACTACGCTGGTCGCTGGTCAATTCCCATAGTACATAGGTTTTGATGTCTCCTTCTCCATCCTTCATTTCCACGGGGACCTGCTGTAATTTTAGGTCAAATACTAACTTTTCCATTTTTACGCCCTTTCCTATTGCTTTTGCCTTTAATTAAGCCACCTACATCCAAATCTAAGGTGATGAAAAGGGACCCAGTGGCAATCGGGCCACCTTTTCTTAGAAAACACCTTAAAATCCATCTCTGAGACATTACGCCCCGGTATATACAGGTGCTGTTTCAACCTGGGACCCATTTTGGTTTGACGGAATAATGGTAACATCAGCAGTAGGCTGCTCCCCTTCTACAATATTACCAAATGTGAATTCGTCAATCCATCCCCAAAAGGCCAATGTAGAGTCGTCTGGGAAGGTAATGGTGATCAATTGGTTGGTCCCCGACAGGTCAGCCATTTCATCATAAATTTCGGGGTCGAAAGCAACAGACACTGTACAAGGTGTCAAAGTTTTAAGTTGCTTCGGGGCCTTGGTTCTCCACGTTGTGTTTCTCATCGTCGTAGTGTCATTCTCACCACCCATAGACATTCCCGGAGGTGTCACTTCTTTCTCCGACATATATAACTCAATGCCACTGGCACTTGCCGAAAAAGCAATAGTGGTCGAATGTCCGTCATCAATTCTTGCAGTCATGGTAATTCCTTTCTACTTAAACTATACTTTTCTCATGGACACTAAAAAGTTTATAGTGAACAAATACCTTCTTTTCGTTCCCCCTTCTATTCCCAAAGGAATAACCGAGGAGGTTCTACTAACATTTTGGATTATATAATCTTCACCATCCAAAGTGAATTCTACGCTTCTAACTCCATCCATCGCCGCAGCCAAATCTTCAATCTTTACATAACCAGCTTGATTCCCCAAGGACCTTATTCTCAACTGAATGCCGAAATGTTGAGGCACAACCCCAGACATCAACCGACCATCTTTTGTTCCAGTAGTGTCATATAAAGTGCCACAATTGTCTATAGCATCCTTACCATCCGGCATATGATTAACATACAAAGGCCAATCACTCCCATCCGAAGGCGTTGTCATTGTTGCTAATTCTTCTATGATATACTGAGACAAAATATAGGCAGGGGAAGCAAGCAATTGGTTACTCCCCGTGCCTATCATCTTACTGATAAGCACGCCGCCCGTAGCTGCGGACACCATATTAGTGCTGCCTATTATTGATATAGTCATTGTACTGCACTCTCTCTATAAGGAGTGGATGATGCCAAAGTTTGTTCAACTACTACTGAATCGTCGTCAGCATCCAAAAGTTCTTTAATAGTCGTAGACCCACTTTTGTCCCTCCAAGTGCCTGCTACCCAAGCCGCCAATAGTTTTTGCAGCGTTTCAAAAGTCATCGTACCACCAGCAGTAAATCCTGTATGGGCCATCAATGCTGTTACAATAGCAGCAGCAACGCTAACTGAAGAAGGGGAAACATCACAAATCCAAACCTTGCCTCCTACAGAAGTGTCATTGGCATTAGTGCCCTTTGCAAAGACCTTAATTGTATCACCAAGTTTGGCCCAAAATGGGGGAATGGAAATTCGAGCCATTGTATCGCCGGCAGTAACATTCATCTGCACTTGAGGCAAAAACAGCTCATCTCCAGTATCTACAGAAAGCACCTTTACCGTTATTGCCAAGATGCCCCCACTGGCATGTAGAAGATTACCAGCATTACCTAACTGGACTTCTATCTTTATCAATCTGTTTGCAGTAAGAACAAAAGAATCGTTAGAAGAATCAATCTCTAATTGCTCACCCGGATGGGCTGCCCTTAGATTCCAATTATTCTGCTCTGTGCCTGTACATATATTATCCATTAGATGTTTCCTGGTAAGGCATGAATATTCCCACTTGTAGACTTGACGGTTGTACCGTCCAAATTCTTCAAATCAACTTCTAAAAAACCACCTGTAATAGTCAAACTGTCCCAATATGCTTTAATTGCATCAATCAAACCATCCATCGTATCAATTTTATCATTCATTGCCTCAATCGAATGTACGGACCTATCATAATTACTTAAATCAGAGACACTTAATATATGACCAATTACTGAATCATTATTAAGCACATCAGATAAGTCCTCCCCATCAATCGCACCAGTTAGTAATTCATCAAGTCCTATAGTCTGCATTGCATGGTCTACAGTATTATCTATTCTGGTAATAAGAGTCGTAGAAACAGCATCTGTTACATTAAGCATCGCATCAAGATTTGAATTGTAAGTTCGATTATTTATATCTGTGCCTACTGCATCTAATGCTCCCCCAAAAGTATTAGCAGAAACATTGCCGGCAACTGGTTCGTCCCAAATCGCTGCCGCACGCTCAGCATTACTATCATATGCACTCGTATCATCCAAAATATCATCTATATCCCCCGACATGTCATTTGCTGTCTGGGCTGTTCCACCAACATGAGTAGCATTTACATCGCCATAACCACCTATATGAATATGATCACCATCAGTTGGTAGAAACGAAAAATCTCTATCAACAGTAACAACCAATCCGCTCGTCCAATCAACAATACGCCTTCTTTCTATTTCCCTATTTGTTGCCGACTCGTCTCTAACCCATATCCATGCACCATTATAAGCATCATTCGTAGCTATGCCATCGCTAAGAGTAAATGACTTATTGCTATCTTCTCCAGAAACAGCAATTTCTGTCCCTAAATCCACAAGACTCTTAATTACATGACCAGCAACCAAATTGTGTTTCGTGTTAGGCCTTATATCTATCAATGGCTTAGCCCAAACAGCATCAGCATAAATCGCTGGAGATACTGCGCCACTTGATGTTGCCGTTATGCCAATATAGTCAAGATATAATATATCGTCATCCGCAGTTGTGCCCCGCTCCGATACGAATTTGACTTGAACATCACCGACAGCATCCCCACCATTGGCAGCGGCACAAGTATGGTGGGCAGCAAGTGAGAAAATATATGTCTTATCACTTACCCTGTTTCGCATCTCTGTATCAGCAGTGCCGGCAGACAGTTTATCCCAATCGTCATTGCCAGCAGTAGTATAGTCTCTGGCGTAAATCTCTACAACCGGGGTGCCTGAACCGTTCTCATCGAATTGTCCGTTGATTGTAACACCTGTCGCAATTCTATTTGCACCCATTGAAGTAGTTGCAATTACATCAATAGTATTTGTACCATCCTCATCGCCAATAGTCCAATCAGTAGCATCGTCAGTGGCTGTAGATACATAAGTACCTGCATCCTGATTGCCCGTAGTAATTGTTCCTGTCGTCGGAGCATAGACAATACTACCTCCTGCGATAATCTGGTCGGCAAGTTTCTCCAACGAATCCGTAGTGCGGTCATAGCTTGATGTTGCTGAACTTGCTGTCATATAACCAATTACGCTATCAGCATGAACCGTTGTTTGATAATTTGTATCGACAGCCGTTTTCATTAAGTGATCAAGGTTAATATCGGATAGGGCTTTTTCGACCACACCCGAAGCAACATTGTCACCGGTATTCGCCATAGCCAGCAATATAGCCGATGCCAACGCTTTGTATGCATCCGATGTGGGATGAACACTCGCATTTGTCCCAAACAATGTAGCGTTCCTATTTGTACTATCAGACGCATCAGCCACAATATTATACCCGTCGATCAACTTAATCCCAAACTGGGAACACAATGTCGTAAGATTCTCATTATACTCGATAATATCTGCCTGTTGCTGACCCGTGCCATTTGGCCACTGCAATATCTTAATCATTATCGGCGTGATTTGATTTGCCAAAAGATTCTGGAAGATGTTTATATAATTCGCCCTTGCCGTTGACCACGCAACCGCACCCGACACATCATTTATGCCGAGTTCTATAATAGCATACTTCGGTGCAAAGTTTATGCAGTGCGTTGTTATGTAGTCGTTTCCAGTCGATGCCCAGTCATCCGTATCAGTACTGCCGATACCATGATTCATCCCACCAAACAATTCCTCGTTATACCCTGACAACGAATGTATTATGTTGTCGGTAAGATTCACCGACGTCCAGGTGTTGTCCGCTGAGACTTCACCTAAAAACCCACGGGCATTGTCGCCCCCGCTTGTCGCCCCAAGCATAAGAGAATCGCCCACTCCTATCACTTTTGGCGGAAGCATTTTTGCGTACAGGTTAAAGTTCCATTCACTCTCTGACGTTGTTCCGGGTTGCCAATCCTGCGTCGCCGTCTCATCGGAAGTGTCATATTGGACCTGCCAATTATCTACGTCGCCTGTCGAACCTGTCCCGAATAGCGCACCCTGCCAATCGACGCCGTCACCCTTCGCATAGACACCGAGAACATCCCCCCTGTTTACTACTGTCGATGTGAATGTTGTTCCCAAATCTGCCGAACCAAGACTATTCCATGCCGGGGCAGCTAATGATGCGTTGGGTATTTTATCGCTAACCACAATCGAATCCCACCCTGAATTTCCACTATCCCATCTATACACTACAAACTGAAGCGTCTCGTCCAGCAGGTTAGTCAATGTGCTTATCTCAAACTCGATTGTATCTATAAGACCCGTTTTTCTTATTCGAGCCATGTGTCCGCCATTTATGTATGTTCTTCCGGTGGTATGATTCGACACAAGGCCCGTACTCACACCATCAATATATCCATTCACCGGAACAGTCGTTGTGGACGACGATGAAACCATGCCAGCAAGAGATGTACGTTCAAAGTATATTTTCGCATCCGTACCATCTACCTGAGTTATATTGCTCGGTGGACTCAATATAACATCTATTATTTCAGTAAACGCCCCTGCATCTCCGTCTATAACGACCAGCCGAACCTGCTTGCCGACTCCACCATCGAAAGCAGCATCCGGCCAATCTACCCGATATACACCATGCCCAACATGAAAGCAAGTTTTGTTCGTATTAACCGTGGCCTCCCACGCCACCACAGCGGAGTCTAATGCAGTAACGGAAGTATCCCATGTCGTTTCCGCGGCCCCTTCTTCGGTATAGTACAAGTCGATGTTGGTTATCGTAACGCCAGTGTCAAGCGTACTTGCCGCCCGGTCTCGCATAGTAACGTAAGTGCTTACTCGCTCCGAACCGTTCTCGATTAAAAGCCGCTGATTGCCAGCATGGGCAGAGCCTGTGAGCAAGAAAAATATCCCACACAACAGAAAAATTATAAACATTCGTTTCATTTCGATGCATCCTTATAAATAAGGGCTAACAATAAAGGCCTATATATCCGAGCAGGCTTTTCCAAAAACTTTGCCTGTTGATTTTCTCCACGGTTAAAATAATAAGCTTTTTGCTCTGGAGTGTTGGCACTACGAATCTCTTGTGTATATCTCCTATTAAAAGCTGCTCCATGAACCTTAGTCAAATCCTCATGAACCACAGGGGCATAACCAGCCCCCGCACCATAAGCTACCACTACATCTGCCGAATACCCTTTACCCCCTATATTCATAGTACGTCCAGAGGCTTTCAAGGGACCTCTCCAAACCGGCACAATTTCTTGACTCTTTCTCAGCAAAAATAAACCGGCCTTTTTCAGCCCCACCTCAAAACCAGGTGCCAACCTTATTTTCTTAGCACCTTTGAGTCGGCCCAAAACGGTTCCCAAGCCCGTCATCCGGGATAACCCCACACTCCCAGTGGCTACTCTTTTGGCACCATAAATAGAAAGCAATCTGGACATTTACATGTACACCGTTCTTAAAAATTCTGTAGTTTTAAGGTTTGGTAATTTCTCAAACCTTCTTATTTCATACGTCTCATCGTTTTGCTTAGGCACCGTCAACGAAGAGTCAATGTCTGTCAATTCTCCTAACATCAGCACACCACCTACTTCTACGTCCTGTCCTACACCCACCCTCGCATTAGAAAGTTCCTGCGTTCCCTGCGGTCCTAAAAACTCAACTGTTACCACTTCCCAGCGACAATCTATCTCTATCGGGTCCTCATATTGAGGCTGACCAAATTCATCGAAAGCATCAGCACCACTGTTCATCGCCCAATACACAGCAGTCTGCTTTAACCTACGAGTAATAATACTCATTGATTCAACTTCTTCCATACACAGTCAAGGGTTTTCTTAATATCTGTCTGCCCTGAAGCAAGAGTGTCAAAATGAAGTTCATTTCTTTTTTGAACCTCTGCGCAAACTGCAGCTATCACTACAGGATGCTCACCATCAATATGAACAGTTGTATCTTTCACATGCTCATCGATCTTCTTGTTTACATCCCTCATTATCTTGAATCCTAAAGCATAGACACCTAACAATCCACCAAACAGGATGCTAAACAGCGTTATAAAAATTCCAAGTTCCATAAGTTAATCCTTAATCATCGTCTTCCACTGTAGGTTTTTCTGTACCAAGCCACGCTGCAATCAGGCCCTTCACAGCACCCTTTTTAATCTCTGCATTCAGCTTCGCCAACCCACCTTGATAATCCAACCGCATAGCCATCTGCCCATAATGAGAAGTATCAAATCCCAAATCGACTTTGCTTTGGAATTTTTCACTAACAGAACCAGCCCTTTCATACTCTGCCCGCATGTCCCGGATAGTAAAGATGTGGGCAGCCATCCATGTTTCTATCTTTTCTAATTGGTCAGCTGTATAATCATCAGTCAAATCTGTACAACATTGCGTAACCAATATATTAGCCGCATCTATAAAAGGGGTGAGGGTAATACTTTGGCTATTCTCAATTATCCCTTCTACCAAAGCTGAAGTTGTTCTGGCCATGTTATGCTCCTATAGCCAATGCCGGGAGACCATTATAATTGCTCCAAAATTCCTTTACCCCTATTTTTGGAAACAAATCCAGGCTGCTATCATCTGTGATGTTAATTATTTTACAGCCCGGAAATTTAATTGGAAGGTCCTTTGCCAATCGTTCAAACCCTTTAAGAAACCTTGGGTAAACTGCTGCATTAGGCTTATCCAAATTATTATCGTGCCAATTAGACCTGCCTCCTATCAGATGCATATCGAATCCAAGAAGCAAAACCCTTTTAGCACCTAACAACAACGCAAGGTTCACCGCACCAGCCCCTGTATTCTTATTCCAAGCTAAAGCATCTAAATGAAGGCCACGGGATTCTCGATTCATCTTCCACAACCACGGCGTATGGTCTTTGCCACTTTGAAGTTGAGGACAATGAGTAAATACTGAACCTTTGCCAGACTCACGATAGGTCTCTAAGCCTCGTTGATGGGCCTTCCACCATTTAATATCCCCAAAGAAGCAGATATTACAAATGTCCGGTCCCCGGAGATAAGCGTCATTGCAACCTATCGTAAAAACCCTATCAGGTCTCAGTAATTCCCAGTCGAACTTTTCCAAGGAAAGACCACCACCGATAATGAATACGTCTTGGTCCTTCCATATAGGATTAGGTGTCCAAAAAGGCATCTATTCGTCCTCGTCATCCTCATCATCCTCGTCATCCTCATCGTTGGACTCCACAAAGCCTTCTAAAAAGCCATCGACTTGGCTTGACCGTAGTTTCTTTTCAGACACCACTTCAGGCTTTCCGGATTCCGTATTTCTATCGACGACTTGGAACCAGCTGTCCTTCTCATAAACATTGAGTTCAGCAGCCGTAGCCATGGGATAAGAAAGGGTGACATTCTTACCAAACTTATTGGAGTTCTTATACTTAGGTGGAGAGGGGTTTTTATCCTCTCCACCCTTGTCCTTGCCTACATTCCGGGGCGACCGGATATTTGGCTTTGCTTCTGCAAACTCGGAGTCATCTTCTGGATGAACTCTTTCAAACTTATTTCTGAAAAGCTTTTCCAGATTCCGAGTTGACTTAACCACGTTACCAGCAACGTAAGTAACACCTTCCTCTACATGGTCGCCACATTTCTTCTTCAGTCTGAACGCAACTTTCTTCTTCTCACGCATTGGTCCTTCCTTTCCAAAATACCATTAACAAAGTATCTTTACTATCGCTTTTGCCATAACCAATAGAATTATACACTGCCGTGAACAATGCCGGTTCGGCTGTTTTGATCCGCACGCAATTGCGGGACCAGAATGGCCATCACCTTAAAGTTCAACTGCATCCCACCCTTGGTTTCCCACTGGACGGTCGTAATGTCCATACCAATAACTTCCCGAACCACATCAGAGGTCATCTGAACCATAATCATGTCGTAGTTGGTCAGGTAGTCCAAAGTCCTGATACCGGAGATGCCATCAACCTCACCCAATCTCTGACGAATGCTCTTATCAGAGGCCGCTTTGAAGTCATCGTCCAAGAACTGATCCCATGTCGGGGAAACATACAGGACATAAGGGCCATAATGATAAGCACCCTGCAACTGAGTCCGCATGGCCAAAACATCGGTCAAAGCATTGGCACCATCAGTACTCGCACCTGTCGGGGTGGTAAGCGTTCTGGTCATCCGACTTGGAAAGTCAGTGTACCCGTAAATAGTCCCACCACCATAAGCATACTGATCCGCTGTGGCATGAATACCAAGCAAAAGCTGCTCGGCACTTTCCGCAACCTTACGGCCACACATCTCAGCCATGGTTGTATCCAACGGCGACCCACCATTTCGACTTGCCATTACCTGCCGCAGAGGAAAACTGAAATCCTTGTGAATGATCGGCAACGGCAAACTGCCAAGCTCAAACACCGGACGGTCATTCGGAGATTCCCGCATCCCATCCATACTGACGATTGCCGGGTCAACATCACTCCGGGTTTCTGTTTCCAAAACTGTCTTTCCCATACCGTTAGCAATGGTAAAGGTAAGCCCTGCCGCTCGAAGGTCAGCAACCGCCTTGAGTCTGGGCTGTGCCGCTTTGACAATGGCATCATCCAGAATCTTCCAGTCATCTTTTCGGAGGGTAGTAGTAACATTGGACACCTGACGGGCCTCCAAAACGCCACTTTTATTGAAAACGGAAATATAAGACTTTCCATTCTCACCCATCCACGGTCTCAGACAAGCAGGGTTGCAGTTGTTGTCCATCAACCTACTGGCAACATCTCCACTCGGCTGTCCATTGAGGATATAATCTAAATCCATCTTACAGTCCTTTCTTTTAGACTACGTTTCAGTTCAAATGCTTCTTTTATTTCGATCAAAGGCATTTACTCTGCCTACACAACACGAACACGACCCAGCGTGCCGATTGCTGGGGTACTACTGGCTTGGGCATCAATGTTCTCTGCCGCGTAAGCAATGATCTCATCTGCATCCGCACCACTCGCGTCGGCTACAGCGATGAGTGTGCCATCCCCGCCACTCATCAGCGGGTCCCCTTCTGAAATATCCTGCGCATCTTGGATTCGGGCGTAAACTTCACAGCCCTGACCAGGAATAATACAACCCACGATGCTGGCAGCTGCGTAAAGATACGCCACATTTCTGCCTTGAAGGGCATCCTCCATAGCAAACATCGCTTCGCCCTTCCCACCTGATATACCATGAGGGATAACCTTCCCGCTACTGTTTACCTGAATCAAATGCCCAGGATAAATCTCCGCAGCGTTGGCTTTGTATTCCTCATAGGTATAAGGTCCCTTTGAATGAATACGTCTACTTGTATTCGCCATTTTACAGTCCTTTCTTTTAGACTACATTTCCAAAAATTTTGTTTCCACTTTTCTTTTCAAACACTCTCCAACCGTCCGTATTGCCCTTAGCCTTAGTCGGTACCAACGGCAACGGGCTTATTGAAATTCATCGTGGGCAAACCCAGAGGCTCTTCCGTGTTTTCCCTCAGCGGAATAGTATCACCTTGACCACCGTAGTTGTTAGCATGGGTTGGCTCAGGGTCACCAGCATTTCTTGCCAACTGGGCAATCTTCTGCAGTTCTTCCAGGGTTTTGCCTTCCAATATCTCATCGGTGAATGAATTGGCATCATTCGCCGTGATGATGTTGATAAGGCGTTTCTTATCAGCCTTGTGGGAGGCCATGCCGTTGCGAAGCATGTCCTGAATTGCCTTCGGTGCCTGGTCAATGTACTCATCCACCGTTACTTCTTTGTTTGCAGTGGTCTCTGGGGCTGCCTCTCCTGCACCGCCAGCCGCCTGACTTTCGGCTGATGCCTCTGCCTTTTTTGCCTTTTCGGCTGCAGCAGCTGATGCTGACTGCGAATCCGAGTTTGCATCATCATCATCGTCGTTCTCAACAGGGACCATATTCGCCAGAATATCCTTATCCTGGGTCAACAGCCACTCCCGATTGTCCTCACTCCAAAGGGTCTTCTCATTAGAGATAAGGGCATCAATGGTTTTCTTCTTGTTCATCTTCACGTCCTTTCTATTTAAGATGGGTTCAAAATTCACAATTTTTTTCACTGCCTCAGGAATGCCTTTGAACGAAACCTCCCCATCGTCCTCTTCAAATTCCTGCTTAAACAATTTGCCATCATTCTCGTAAATGAAGAAATCGTCATCCGAGAAAATGTCATCTATCCACAGACCAAAATCTTCATCTGGGAATTTATCGTTCAATAAGGATTGCAATAGTTGCCGCCTATCACTATCACTCATTTCGTTTTTGAGAAATTCACGTATGTGCTTATTTATAACCCGATGTACCAAATCCTTATTTTCCTTCAACCACATGCGGTCTTTGAGGGTTGAATCCTTTAATACGAAAGTTAATTTATCCCCCGCCTTATTCAACCGCAAAAACCCCGCACCGTCCTCTATAGAACACGCCCCAATCTCGTCCGGAAGGATTGCCAAATGATCAGGCCGATAATTCCGGGCTACGGCATCATAATGCTTTCCATTGAACTCCCCACTGGTGTCTTCGTCGTCCGTAAACAATCCCGTGGACAATTCCATTACATCCCCATTTTCCACCGCTGTTAAAACATCTTCATCAATCTCCTTTACCCTCTCCATATCTAACCACACTTCTGTTTTAAGCGATGATAATTTATCATCATCAACTACCACATCCTCTATTCGAGTGTTCATCAATACCCCCAACCCTCTATTAGTAATAATATCCGGGTCACAAGCACTTACCCCTTGCCCATCCTTTTGGGGATGGTAAAGCACTGCGGGTTTGGAATTCCAAAGCGGAACAGATTTTTTCAGCTCATCTGCAGGATATAACAAAGGTCCATGGTTCCCATTCAATACCCCCTCTACTATCATAATCGCCGGGGCGACCAGATAATCTTTACCCGCCATTGTGTCATGGCGAGTAACCCCTGAGAGGTTGACCTTCACATTTTGTAGCATGATATCACCTCATTTCAAATTCCCCGAAACGATAATCAAACCTATACTCTACACCCTAAAATATACGTTTGAATCCAGAGAAGTAAAGAACTTTTTTTGAGGTGGGGAAAAAGATGTTGGGAAATACAAGAAAATATATATAAAATGTAGATATATACAACCGAATGTTAAATGTGGTACTACAAGGACTTAACACTCAGCTGGTATATCTACATTTGGAGAACGAAAAAAATTTAAGAAAAATCGAAAATTTAAGCAGTTACTACAATCTCCCGGACAGGTTCCCAAATAGACTCATATTTACCAGGACCTATGAAATCACCGGGAATATACTCATTGCTCGGATGATCATCATCTATCAAGGACATTCTGATACAAGGCTCTGCAAAGTTTTCAGAACAAAACAGACTGGTTAAGTCCTGAGTGTTTTCTCCAAATGGCCCATCATACACAGCCTTGACCAATTCTATAAAATCATTTTCATAAGGCCTGTCCTTCACCTCATGTCGATAGGCTCTTAGAATAGCCAACTGTTCTAACGTCAAAGGTTTTCTAATAGTCCTGATACCAACCTTGCCTTGATAAGTTGCAATACGGGCCTGCAATGGTACCAACATCACGCCCTTCTTGACAAATCCAGAACTGATGTCAGCTACCTTACAAAGTAAAGTCGTCTCATGGCATAGGACCATATCCCACTCCGGACAAACAATCGTCATGCCTATGTGAGACCACTCACTTCCTGAGGCAACCTTAATACCTACAGATGCCAAACCAGTTCCAGAAAAAGCCACCATGTCCCCCGTCTGTGCTTTTAGTCTGTACTTATCGTATGTCAACATCTTCTACTCCTTTCCTTACGGTATCGGTACTCCTATCGTTGCTGCCCCTGCCTTCAAACCCATATCAAATAATGCTGCCGCCTTATCCCACTCAGTCGCAGATTTGCTTTGGTCAAAATAGATTTGGTATCCCTCTTGGTCTTTGGTTATCTGCACCCCAGATAATTCACTATCCCCTGTGCGCACCCAAACTCCCTTACCACTATTTGGATCCACACTACCACGGGCTGTCCCTTGGAGGATTGACATCACAACATAATCCCCTGTCTTGTCATTACCCATGGCAGTGGTGCATCCAGCTAATCCCACCAAAGTGGCGATAAGGGAGAATACAGCTAATGCCAACAATAATAACAATCCTACTATTTTTAATCCTTCCTTGATCCTCATTTCTATATCTCCCAAACAACTAAAGGAACAACACCATCCATTTCTGGTATTTGGTCTTTCGGCCACGGTGGGGTCTGGGCATTAGTACAGCCACAAATGAATATGACAACACCTATAAGTAAGAAAGATTAAGATGCATACGATTCTATAGATAAACCCTTTGTCCATTTTAATCCCTTTCCAAAATAAAAACGTGCCCCGCCTTGCCGTGGCAGGAAGGACAGGGCACGATTAAAGCGAATACCACCATTTGCCTTGCGTGGCTTTCTTTTTTCCAATCATCTCAGTATTCTATTTTATTTAGCATCCCACCCACCCATCCTCTATCTAAACAAATCCAGAAAGCCTTCTCAATGGTTTCGGTTTTCTATTTATATAGCAGGGCCGGATTCTCTTGCGCCGACCCAATCTCAAATAACAGATCAATAATAATATACAATTAAAGACATCATCCCATATCACATTGTACATAGGCACTAAGATAAATGAGTGCCTGATTCTATCCGAGATGAAAGAATCAAAAATCATACCACTTCCAAAATAAAAAGGGAAAGGGTTTTGTTATCTAATGAGCTATACTTCGCTTTTTACGGCCCCTTCCCATTATTCACTTTTCAAAAGAACAGGGCAGGGCCCAAGGGGATGCGAAACCCTATTAACAACAACCCCCGCCCTATTCCGGAGGGGAGAAAAACTTTGCTCCTACTATATTATCGGAAAAAACACCCATATAGACACAATTATTTTATAATTCTTTTCCCGCCCACACGGACCGCCTTCTAACCGCCTTTTTTGTTCTCGCTATGGTCTTAGGGGCTTCTGCTTGTATAGACTTCTCAACAGCTTGTTTTTTAGCTTTACCCCACAATTGCCCCCTCCTCTTTTCAAACTTGCTGGCGGGAATCCATATACACCGACAATTAGGGTGCCGAGGAATTAAACCTCTGGCTTCTTTTACAGTCATCACAACCCCCTCTAATTCTCCACATAACGGACACACCCTATCATCCCCAGCCGTACTCCATTCAGCCAATACCCCAATTTCCTCTACCCCCAATCTCTCAAACGAATCCAATTGTCCTTCTGCGTGTGATGCTATGATCTCTGTCCGAGCAATTGCCATAGCCCGCCCTCTGGTCAGGCCTCCAATAGATTCAGTCATATTTCGAGCTATCTGAGAAACGCTATAACCATGGACCAATCCATTAGCCAAATGCCTACTCAGCTGCTGACTCATAGTTGCTGTAACCCCTTGCAATTCCGTAAAAGTCCTGGTACTCAATAATTCTATTTGAGATAAAGTTATGGGTTGGTTGAAAGCATCACGGAGAAACTGGGCCTTGCCTCCCGCATAGAATTCCGGAGTAGATGCCAACTCCTCTGCAAATATATCCGTATAGGCCTGGATATATCCTTTTTGATAAGCACTCTCTACATACTCTGCAGTCCAAGGTTTATCACTGATACCACCTATGGGAGTAAGAATGTTAGCGTCGATTTGCCCTTGCAACCATTTTTTATATGCCTTCAATTTTTGAGGGTTGGTCAGGAATCGCCAAGCTTGTCTTTCCACATTAAAAGAAATAGGTTCAGAAGTGGTCAAGCCCAACACATCATTCTCTACAAGTAATTTGGTATTGGCCTTCTCTACACTTCTGAACCTACGCTTCATATCAGCCATGAACCGCTTTCGCAATGTCGTGGTTCGGCTGGGGTCAATTCTCATTTGGTTCGGCATTACTCCACCTCTTTAACTTTACCATCAACCCATAAATTCACAGGTTGGAATCCATTGTTAAAGGTACTCTGGCACATGCATACCATAGCACCATCCGCAATCTGTTCCCGTTCCACATCTGTCAATTTCCAAACACTTGTCACTTTCCCATCCTTTTCATGGTGAGCAGGCAAATCTTGCACTTGCGGTTGTCCTTTACCTAATACCACATTTACTGCCTTAAATTGTATTGGTCCCATTACTATACCCTTTCCAAATGCTATTTCGTGGTCTTTTCCGTAACCTCAGTCTCTTTCACTCTCTTTATGGAGGCCTCTGCTATGATAAGGGCTTGCTTTTCATTAAATCCCCAAACCTCCATCATATACTCCTTGGGTGGGATAAGAAGGTCCACTTCTCCCACCACGTACTTAACAAAAGCTTCTGTCTTGGATAAGGCCACTTTCGCTTTATCCAAATCGCTGGGGGCCTCTAAGTCTGGCCAAGTAGCGTCATACCTTTCAGGTGGGGGCAAAATCCCAAAAATAATCATCCGGTCTATAAACACCCGGATAATCATAGGCATCACATACTCCACCCTGCGCTTAGCCACCCGCTTGTACCATGCTTTAGCATCTTGTCCCGAAGCCAACTTGCCCTCCTCTGAACCCATAAACACCCGCATAGGCACTCCCAAGGCCAAAGCAATTTGACCCACCTGAACATCCACGTGTCCTTTGGGGTCTGCTATTTGTGGGGCCATGGATTTGGCCTTAACACCAGCCAAAGCTATATACCGTTGCATACCATCCGCATAGTCTTTAATCTCCTCTTGGAAAGATTCTTTGGCAGCTGTATCCCATTGTGATGCCACTTCCGGGTCTATTTCATAATTCATTCCCGGATAACCTCCCCTCCAAAACATCTCCCCGGACCCAGACGTAATTTTCCGCACGTCCAATAATCGGTTGTAAACATTTTTCATTCTGGGCGTGCCTAAAGTATCACTACTCAACCGCCCATCAGCTAAGTGCAAAACCCTGGTCCAATGTACCTTTACATCACGGGAGGCGTTGGTTTTAGAAGGGTTCTCAAACTTTATATTATACAATACAGGCAGGCCATATCGGGGGGATGCTAAATCATCTTCCTTCTTATCTATCGTGATGGCACTTTGGTCGAAAGGCTTCAAATACAACAATTTATATTTGGGCTTTCCTACCTGCTTCCCCTTATTATTCAAACCCACAACTGGTTTGCTCAAAGCTTTCCCATCATCTATGCCTAACAACAATAGCCCAAACTCCCCAATGCCACTGAGAATGTCAGCCCGTTGGAGATAATGATACACATTCCTCTCCCTTTGCAAATCCCTCCAGGCCTTCTCAAAGGCCGTCTCTTCCGTTTTCTCGTCCTCAAAAATAGTTGGGGGCAAACTCCAACATTCCTCCGGGTAGATACTCACCACTCTGGCCGCCACACCCTCACGGGTGAACATTCTTTTGTAATCCGAAATGGTAATATCAGTTGGATAACGACATTCATAATCTATATCCAACCCCGGATTCAAAAGGGTTGCTATGGTTCGACGACGCAATGTAGTGGCATTTTGTACTACCATAGAAGTAATAGCCATCTTTTCATTTCGAGACAGTCCTTCCTTCTTTTTGCCCGATTTTCTTGTTTTTGCCATTAGTCTAATCCTTTACTTTATCACTTTTGTTATATTCATCTTCGCTCATGCGTACCACTTTGCGAACAACCATTTTCCCATTGCCTTGAGACCAATTGCGAACCAAGGCCCTTTGCTTCATGGGTGACAAACTTGCGAACCTGGCTTTCATAACGCTACGAACACGAGTCAGGGCCTGCAATGAATTGGGCCTATCCAATCGGGCCATATACTTACTGCCATCCCAATACGTCAACTTCACCACTTTGATCATTTCTGGCTCAAAGGACGATATTACTGTTTCAACTTTTTCTTTCATCGTCTAAACACTGCTCCTAATATTAAATTGCCCGAAGTTAATTGATTGAACGCACCACTTGATGCATCCACCTGGTCTTTATATCGGCTATTGGGAAAGAACTTCAACTCCTCCAAATAGGCCGTATTCCAATCGCCCTCTACCATAACCACATTCCCATTATTTACTTGCACTGAGAACGGGTCTGCCCTCAACTCTTTAGAGGCCTCACTGCCACTGGGCTTGTCTATTCTCACCCGGAAACCCGCCAACATTCTCACAGTCCTCTCCGCACTCTCTTTACCACCGCTGCCCGGTTCCTGCTCTACTCCTATATCTACGGCTGTAGTATCTATGCGGGCCGTGCGCAAAATGAGTTTCTCACGGGCAGCACTATCCAGTCTTAATCTCTCTAATCCATAAATCCAAAATCTCCCAGCCCTATCCTCCCCCATCTTCAATCCCACAGTAAAAGCCCCCCGGCCTCCCAATGTAGCCGCCTTGTCCCAAAATCTAACTATCCGCTTCATTTTCTCCGGGGCAGACACAGCCAATTGTATTTTATCAGTTTGGAACATGCCCCCACCCGCAGGTATCGGAGTTTGCAAAAACTGGGAAGCGTAGTGGTAACCACCCTTGGCCTGCTGTTCCGTCAAAAACTTTCGGGTAATACGAACTGGATCCATCAAGCCATCTTTATACTTTTTCCTCAATTTCTTGGGCCTAATATCTTCCGTCACCTCTGCAGGCAGGCGAATGTGCTTAATACCCAGCTTGGTATTCTTGCTGCCCATCTCCCGTTCCATTCTCCGGACCTCTTGGGCCTCCTCTATCATATTGGTAGTACAATCATTTTGATGAAGCCGCTGCATTATGAGAATAGTAGGGGTAATGCTTTTATCTTTTTTCCGAGTGCTTAAAGTTGCACCCATCCACTCATTGGCAGTTTTCAATGTGACATCACTGGCTGCCAGCTTGGGGTCCAATGGATCATCAATAACTATGAAATCAGCATGCTTGCCTGTAATAGAACCACCCACCCCCACTGCAATCCGTGTTCCACGTTTCGTATTGTAAAACTGGCTTTTGGCCTTGGCGTCCGGTCTGATGACAACTTCTGGAAATATCCGCATATACTTATCACTCATTATGATATCACGGCTTTTGAGTGCTAAATCCATTGCTAATTCTGCACTATAGCTGCCTCCAATGAATCCTGCTGTAGGCATCCGGGTCCATATCCAAGGCGGCAAAAATACTGACCCCACTGTAGACTTGGTAGAACCAGGAGATACATTTATAATAAGGTCATGAAGTTTATGCTTGCCAGCAAACACTCTTTCACAAACCTTTTGTATTGCATCGCACATATACTCTACGTGCCAGTTCCATACAGGAGTTTTGGTTTCTATGGTATCCCAAAACTCTTTCACGAATTCATAGTAGCTTTCCCGGCATATAGATGCAACCAAGTTGTCTTCACTAACTTTTACCATCTTTTTTCTCGTCCCGTTTCCGGATAGCCTCTAATATAGCCTTACGCACCTCTATCGACAAATCTAAGGTGTCTATGTCCAGCGTATTGACCTCTACTGCTCCCCGCACATCTAACTCCACCTTCTCGTTATATCCCCTGTCTCGATTGATCGTCCTGTTCGCAAAGATAGTAGCACTACTATCACCACCTGCTATTAACTTAGCCAAATGATCCTCAAAGAAATTCTTTTTGTGCCAATGGATCTCATCCACCAGATTCGAGAAATCACTATCATGCTCTTTCCACCGATTAAAGGTAGACCGGGATATATTCACTTTCCTCAATGCAGAACTAATCGAAAAGTTATTCACAGTCCAAGCATAGAAAAACAGATGTTGTCGCATGGTCTTGCCCCCAGCCACCAATATCCGCTCAATTTTCTCTACCCCTGCACCTGCTTTGTCCAATGCATTGATACGATCCCATGCTTTCCTCACTTTCTTGCTTAACCGCTTATAAACATAGTCCGAAAAGACTGCAACTTTGCCATCCTCATTCTTATAAGCCTTTCGACCCATCCGTAAGGCCATTCTAAACATCTTTTTCTTTTTTTCCCAGGATACCAATGTGGCATGGGAAATCCCCAGAATTCCTGCAATCTTAGTTTCATTCAAACCACTGGAAGCTAACTCATAAGCTCGGAATATAAAAATGTCTTTCCATTTGGTAGTTGCCATAATCCTATATCTCCTATATAACACCTAAAAACCAATAAACCTTATGCAAATGCAAACACCCGAAAAATTATTTTTTTTAATAAACCACCAAGTCTTTTCCCAAAATTTTCTCTATATATAACGAGTGGCCATAGATGCATATTAAAAACTTTATATTCTGCATAAGTACCTAAGTCTTTTTTCGACTTCTCTATTCGATTCTATTATAGTACATGCACGTCCGAATTATTCGTTTTTCGGACCGTATATCGACTTTCCCCGAATTTCCGACCCTTCATCATCCTTTCTACCCCTATAGTCTCTTTTCCCTATTCTTACCTATCTTAAGTCCGATATACTCCGATTCCTTTTTTCCTTTTCCTTTTTCTTCTCTACCCGATTTTCTACTTACCTATCCCCCGGTTTTTTTTCCTACTTCTTCTATCCTATAAGTTTGCATGTCTTTCGGGTATCCTTACCTAAAATAAACTCATGCATGCCTTACTCTTATATCCTTTTATCGACTTTCGATTCTTACCGTCTCCCTTCGATTCTAATAGACTTTTTCGTTTATCCATGGTATAGTATCGGTCGGGCTCCGTTCGTCGATTCTCGTCGAAATCGCCTTTTCTCGGACGGTATAATCTACCCGGTCTTTTCGTCTTCGTCCGGGAATTCTCGTACTATAGCTTTATAAGCTTTCGGGTCGTATAGAAAAAAGCTATTTTCTTAAAGATTTTTCGGCCTTTTCGATACCGTAAAGGACGATTTTCGTTTTTTATCATTTTTCTTAAAGATTTTACTTTACTCGGACGATTAAAGTAGTATAATCTATATAGTCCGGGGGGTTTCCCGGACGGCTCTTTAATACGCGAATATCGGCTTTAAGGTTTTTCGGGTTTCCCGGACGGTAGGATTTTCGGTCCGGTCCGGGAATTCGGAAAATCTAAAAGGGTCTTTTTACCGTATCCGGGAAACCGATTTTTTCTTTCCGTTTACGACCGATAAGCTTTTATAACTAACCTCCGTTTTTCTTTTTAGGATTCTCGAAAAGGGTCCGGGACGTTTTCCGGACGGTCTATCCGAAAAGCGGAAAATAAGAAAAGGCGAATAACGGATAGTCGAAAGACGTCCGGAATTCCGAAAACGAAACGCCGATTTTATATCGGGGAAAAAACGGAATTCCGAACTATCGCGAAGACGAAGTAAGTCGCCGAAGAATATTCGACCGGCCCGGAAAGATATACGGTCCGGGGAAGGTTTTCGATAACCTCCGGTCGATTCTTATTAGTAATAGAAAATCGAAAACTTTACTTTAAGCGAAAGGGAAAGAAAAATGAAAACGAAAACGAAAATCGAAAACTATTTAGACGCTCTAAATTCTCTCGGTTTCGGAACGCCGTCTTCCGACGACGATTCCGGGACGATAATATTAGACTCCGGCGATATTATCGAATTATCGAAATTCGAGCGGGGCGGGAAGGTTTCGACCGAAGACCGAAAAGTCTCTTTTTATTTTTCCGGCGTCTCGGATCTTATCGAAATTCTCTCCGGCGGAAAAGTCGTATATACGACCGCCGGAGAGACCGACGAGTTTTAAGAGTCTATAAAATACGGTCCGAGAGAATCCGGACCGGTTTTTATACGCTTTTAAGAAAATCGAAAACTTTACTTTAAGCGAAAGGGAAAGAAAAATGAAAACCGAAAAAACGGAAAAACGAGTAGAGTCGATTCTCGGAAAGGAAGCTTCGATTCTTTTCGATTCGGAATTCGAGAGGATGGGGATTTTCCAGGTAGAGAATTCCGATTCGGAAAACGAAAAGTTACTTTCGGAATTTCTCTCGGCGGTCGGAAAAACGGTTTCGGAAATCGACCGGGAAATTCTAAAAGGAATTATAAAAGAAGAATTAACCTATATAAACTCCTTCTAATTCTCCTTTTCGAGTAAAAAGCCTATAGACTACCGGACCCGAAAAGGGTCCGGGTCTCTATACGCTTTTAGAGTAACTCTATACGCTTTTCGAGTAACTCTATACGCTTTTCGAGTAACTCTATACGCTTTTCGAGTAAAAAGACGAATCGATTAAAGACGAATCGATTAAAGACGAATCGATTAAAGACGAATCGATTAAAGACGAATCGATTAAAGACGAATCGATTAAAGACGAATCGATTAAAGACGAAAGACGAATCGATTAAAGACGAATCGATTAAAGACGAATCGATTAAAGACGAATCGTATATTTTAGAAAGGGAAAGAAATGAGTAAAAGAAAAAGCGTAGACGAGAAAATCGGGAATTTACTTCTTTCGGAAATATCGAAAGTCGATTTACTTTTTTCGATGTATACCGAATATTCCGAAAAACCGGAGATGGAAAAGCGAATAATCGAAGCGATAGTAATATATAATTCGCTTCGGGAAAGAAATCTTATCCCGGAAAATTCGGACGTAGAAGACTATAAATCGGCTTTCCCGAATATAAAAATGATTCCCCTAATGGAGGTATAAAAAGCCTATAGACTACCGGACCTTCTCCGGGTCCGGGTCTCTATACGCTTTTAAGACGAACCGAATTAAAGACGAACCGATTAAAGAATAATTGAAACTATTTTAGAAAGGGAAAGAAGATGGAAAACGAAAAAGCGAAAAAATTTGGAGTAAAATGCTATCGACATGCTTCCTCAATTTTCGGAGAGGCGACCCGCTGGGCGAAAAAAGCCGATGGAAACCGTATCGAATTCGATACGGTAGAAGAAGCGGAAAGATACGCCGAAAAAAGAAATAACAAAGGAATCTTAAATTGCGAGTATTTCTTTAGCCGAATCTAAGCCACCGAAGTATAAAAAGCCTATAGACTACCGGACCTTCTCCGGGTCCGGGTCTCTATACGCTTTTCGAGTAACTCTATACGCTTTTCGAGTAACTCTATACGCTTTTCGAGTAACTCTATACGCTTTTCGAGTAACTCTATACGCTTTTCGAGTAAGAAGACGAACCGATTAAAGACGAACCGATTAAAGACGAACCGATTAAAGACGAACCGATTAAAGACGAACCGATTAAAGACGAACCGTATATTTTAGAAAGGGAAAGAAGATGAAAACGAAAGAGTTTATGAAATTAGTCGAAAAGGCGATGAAGAAAATCGAATCGGAAAACGTCGAAGAACTAATCGAAAAAGCCGAAGATTATTGGGAATCCGGTATAGCTATTCGATTTTCGCCGATGGATGAAGAAAATGAGACGGAAATCGACGGAGTATATTCCGAAGAGAAAATTGAATTCGAGCGGCTCCGATGGTTGGCTGCTGCTTGGGCTTCCGTACTTAAAACCCGAAAACTCTTAGAAGGTCATCCATCGGCGAAATTAGACGAAATCGAAAACGACTTAAAAGGAGACTTAATAGACGTTCTTTAGAATAAGAGCCTATAGACTACCGGACCCGAAAAAGGTCCGGGTCTCTATACGCTTTTAAGACGAACCGATTAAAGACGAACCGATTAAAGAATAATTGAAACTATTTTAGAAAGGGAAAGAAGATGAAAGCACCGAAAAGTAGAATCATCAAAGAGGCAGCCGAAAAAGCCGGCATCCCGGTCGTGGTCGCAAAATTATCAGAGCACGTTCACCGAGTATTTCGCCCCAAAAGAGAATTGGGTCGATGCACCTTTTGCGGGTCTACAGTTGTGATAATAAATGAAGAGTGGACTTGCCTGATGTGCCGCACTTCAGGGGATAAACCGAAAAGAGCACGCCGAATATAAGAGTGTGCCGGATAGGGTCTGAACTTTCGCAGGCCTGTTCCGATATACTTTTGAGACTTATTTTGAAAGGGAAAGAAATGAGCATGTGGGCCGATATAAAAGGAAAGACACGCCCTGTAGAATCGGCAGAGCAAATCACCCGTGGGAAGAGAAAAGGATGGTATAGAATTGTGCTGCCTGACGGAAAGAAAGCCGTGGTAGAGCACGTCCGAATATTCACACCTGGAGCAAACGTGCCGTGTAGTAGAGCAAGAAAATAAGAGCAATCGAAACCTATTTTGAAAGGGAAAGACGATGAGTAAAAAGCACGAAGGGTCCGCAAAAGAGCATCAAGAAGAGCACGCCACAAAAATCAAAAGAAGAATCGTGGACATGTACAGGAAAGAATTGAACGCCATTTGCATCTTTCCTTATCGCAATTTCATACTTTCAGCAGCAGTAGAAAGCCTTGTGGTAGTCTATAGAATAGACCCTGAGCGGTCGCTAAAGTATATGTGTGAAGTCGATACAATAGAAGAGGCAATTGACTTCATCCATAAGCAGCCGTAAAGAGCATGCTGAGTAAGGTCCGGACCTATTAGAGATAGGCCGGACCTGTCTCACTGTGTTCCATAAATTGTAGAGTATAAACTATATTTTTGAAAGGGAAAGAAATGGACAATCTGAACACAAGAGCAATGTTAGTCGGGATCAAATTCTCGCAGTGGACCGGACGCACCATGGATAAGAAGGTGAGTCAAGAGGTCAGGAGTGCCAAACACGCAGAAGCCGACACAGGGTCATGGTGGACGTATTTGGCACCGAAAAAGGCACTTCAGAAAATCAACACGGCATATTGCCGGTGCGATGTGATTCACCGCCGATTGACCCTGCCGTGGACCGATGGAGGCATGAGAATTCTGCCCTCAGCAATGTTCATGGAGTATCGGTCAGAGATGAGCAAGAGCATTGAGGAATTTCACGAGAGTGTAGAAGAATTCCTCAAAGAATATCCAACAATCCGGAAAAGAGCAGCCGAAAGACTGGGACAGCTGGCTGATGGAAAGAATTTGCCCACCACGTCCGATATACGGAGCAAATTCGGTGTAGTGCAATCGCTGATTCCTTTGCCAACCACGGCAGACTTTCGGGTTGACCTGAGTGCAAATGACCTCAAAGATGCCAAAGAGCAAGTCACCCGGACTCTCACAGAGGCAACCGGACGTGCGATGGGGTCTCTGTGGGAAAAGCTTGGTGAAATGGTTGCGCATATGGAGGCAGTGCTCAAAGACGCCGATAAGAAGTTCACCAAGGCAACTATCAAGTCTTTGGAGGCCTTTTGCACGCAGATTCCAAAGATGAATATTACTGATGACAAAAAGCTTGAGGCAGTCCGCAAAGAGGTTTTGGAGCATCTGAAGAAGATGGACGCTGGTGCGATAAGAGAAGACGCCGGCAAACGCACTTCAGCAACCAAGACAGCTACCAAACTCAGTAAGAAAATCGGCGCATTCAAATTATAGAAGAGTGCACTGGGTACGGTCCGAGAGAATCCGGACCGATCCCACTGTATTGTTTTGATAATCTATTTTTGAAAGGGAAAGAAGATGACACCGAAAGAATTGAAGAGTGCCTTGCTCAAAGCCATGCCCGCCAAGTTGCCTATACTAATCAAAGGTGCACCCGGCATTGGCAAGAGTGACATCGTGGAGCAAGTGGCGAAAGAACTGAAGATGGACTTGATTATATCGCATCCAGTTGTATCAGACCCCACAGACGCAAAAGGCCTGCCCGCAATCGTGGACGGCAAAGCCGAATTCCTACCGTATGGAGATTTGAGACAGATGATGGAGGCGAAAAAGCCCACAATCGTCTTTTTGGATGATTTGGGGCAGGCTCCAGCTGTAGTTCAGGCAGCATTCATGCAGCTGATTCTTGCCAGACGGGTGAATGGGCACAAGGTTTCCAAACACATCGTTTTTGTCGCAGCAACAAATCGACGTCAAGACAGAGCAGGTGTAACAGGTATTTTGGAGCCAGTCAAGAGTCGGTTTGCTTCCATCGTGGAATTGGAAGCAGATGCTCAAGAGTGGATCGAGTGGGCACTGGATAATGACGTGCCGATGGAGGTCATTGGCCTGATTCACTATCAACCGAGCATGCTGACTGCGGGACAGCCCACCGCCGATATAGTCAACCACCCATGCCCACGCACAATCGCATATGCCGGCAAACTCATCAAAGCAGGTATGGACTCATTTGAGGAATTAAGTGGAGCACTGGGACAGACGGGTGCAGCAAGTCTGAAAGGTTTCATGGACGTGTATCGCAGTTTGCCGGACTTGGATGAGATTATAGACCATCCAGACACGACCGATGTGCCTACAGAGCCCAGTGCGCTATACGCCACAGCAATGGCATTAGTGGAAAAGGCTACACCCGAAAATGTGGCCTCAATTTTCACCTATGTCAAGAGATTTTCCCGGCAGACGGCAGATGTGGGTGTCTTTCTCGTGAAAGACCTCATTAAGAAAAACCCGAAAATCCAAAACACAACAGCATTCATCCAGTGGGCATCTGACCACGCTGACATGCTATTGTAGAAAAGGGGAAAGACAATGTGTATCGACACAATTTTGAAAGCACGGACAAAGCTTGTGCTGGACCATCCCTTTTTTGGAAGTCTGGCAATCCGATTGAAGCTTGAAGAGTCCGCAAAAATTCCCACAGCAGCTACAGACGGCAAGACCTGTTTTTACAACCGAGATTTTATCACCCATCTTTCTTTCTCAGAAGTGGTGGGTGTATCGGCCCATGAAGTATTACACGTGGCATTGCGCCATCATTGTCGCATGGGCAACCGAGATGCAGAGAGATGGAATGTGGCTTGCGATTATGCTATCAATCCGACTCTGATATCATCCGGATTCAAATTGCCGAGTGGGGCATTATTTGACGACAGATTTGTCGGAATGGCAGCAGAAGAGATATATGCCCAGTTGCCAGCAAATTCGGATGCGGAGGATGAGCAGGGACAGCCGAAAGACGGTTCAGCTGGACAAGGGGATGGGCAAACTGGACAGGGCAGCAGCGCAGGCAAGGACAGCGCAGACGGGCAAGATGCCGATGGCGGACAAGACCCTGGCGGTTGCGGCAGTGTCATCCCAATTGAGGATAAAAAGGAAGCCAAAGAGCAAGAACAAAAATGGGCAGCAGCCGTGGCACAGGCAGCGTCCATGACTGCTGGCAGCATGGGTGCAGGATTGTCCCGTCAAATCAAGAAGAGTCTGGACAGACCCTTGCCGTGGTACGTGTTGCTCAGAGACCTTGTGGAAAAGACGGCACGTAATGATTATGACTGGACCAGACCATCACGCCGATATATTAACAGAGACCTCATCTTGCCAAGCCTGATATCAGAAGAACTGCCTGAGGTCATAATTGCGGTGGACACGTCAGGGAGTATAGATGAGAAGGCACTGGCCAGATTTGCTGAAGAGGCATCAGCCGTGTTGGGTGCGTATGACACGACTGTGCGAGTGATTTATTGTGATACAGAAGTTGGGGGTGAGCAGGTCTTCACCAAAACCGACATGCCCATGGAATTGAAACCTGTTGGTGGAGGTGGCACGGCATTCGAGCCTGTGTTTGAGTGGGTGGAAAAGCAAGGACACTCTCCAGCGTGCCTGATATATTTCACGGACCTATATGGCTCATTTCCAGAAGCAGAGCCCACATATCCGGTTATGTGGGTGACAGAGACAAAGGACAGGAAAGCACCTTGGGGTCAGACGGTGCTGTTTCCAATCAATTGAAATCTTATTTGAAAGGGAAAGTTATGAAGAAAAAGGAAATGACCTTGGCAGACCACGCCAAAGCATGGTGGAAAGAGCAGGGTCATACTATACCCGAAAAAGAGACGGAAGAGTGGGATGAGATGTATGGGAAGTGGGTCAATTATGCTTTTGCTATAACAAACCTGAAATAATGACTAAATTCTATTATTTATTTGAAAGGGAAAGAGCATGACAAAAATGGAAAGACTGAGAAAAGAGGCTCTGGAATCTTGCAATTCCAGAGGCCACACCATGAAACCTTTTTCTCGCAAGTATCGAAACGTATGGACTTCCGAGTGCAAACTGTGCGACAAAGGTGTATATGTTTGTGGCAATCCTGCTCCAAATGAAATTGACATTTCTGGAGAGGCAGTTGCGTTGCACTGTGAAGACAGCAGCGGCACGGCAGAGAGACCGATAGTATATTGCGTGTAAATTGGAGGGAAAATTAAAGTAGACTTCCCGGACAGGACCGAGTATAATCTATAACAACGAGAAACAGCCCTTTTTGAAAGGAAAAGAGAAGGGATTGCCATGGTAAACTTTAGAGAGATTGTCAGAGAACTAATTACCAAAAAGGATATTAGTATTGCCAAACTTGCCCGAAAAGCAGATTTGAACCATACCACTGTCTACAATTACCTAAATGAACACTCAGAGATGACTTCTGCCAATTTGGAAAAACTATTGAACACTTTAGAATCTCTGCCTACCCGCAGAAAGAAAGGAGTCAAAGAATGACCCCCACATCGAGCCTTATAATGAAAGATGCTCTCACAGAAACGTACCAAGACATTCAAAATCTTATCTATGATACTGTCTGGAAGTTCAAGAGAGCAAACGGAGGTGATTTTGATGATATGATATCCACAGCAAACGTGATATATATGGAGGCCTTTTTTTCCTACGACGCAAGCCGGGCATCCTTTTCCACATGGCTTCATACTAAGGTGTGGAAAGGCCTGCTGGAATACCAACGGCAAACTCTGATGCGCAGCTGGCAGCAAACGGGGATTGATTTGAAAGACATGCCCACACCGTCTGTCATTCCCTTTTGTGAACTATTATCAGAACTGAGCAGAGACGCCCGGACCATTGTCGAATTGATATTGGAATTACCAGACAATGTAGAGCAAGAGGCTTTGAGCAAAGGGACCCATCCCTGCCATATCCGGGCGGCGTTGCGTTTATATCTTCAAACCTTTTTGGGCTGGTCTGAAGCCCACGTTGTCCAAACTTTTCAAGAGATTGCTGAGGTGATAAATGACTAAGCCCAGACTATATGGGTATCAAAAAAGAGCCGTCAGGACGATAATAAAACACAACGGATTAGCTTTATTAGCCGATGATATGGGGCTGGGAAAAACCTGGGAGGCTTTGGGGTATTGCAAAAAATGTCCAGAGAAAAGGCCTATCATTGTTGTTTGTCCTGCCAACGTCAAATGGATATGGGAAGTGGAAGCAAGACACCTTCTCAGAATCCGGGGCGTGGTTTTAAGTGGGCAAATTCCCCCCAAAGAAAAACTAATATCCATTCAGGAACTTTACATTATCAACTACGAGATATTGCAATTCTGGGTGCCATATCTGAAAAAACTTCAACCCCAAATTCTCATAATAGACGAATGCCATTACATCAAGAGCCGGGGAGCAAAGAGAACAAGAGCCGTGGGGAGATTGCGAAAAAACATCGCCCACTTCCTTCCCATTAGCGGAACACCCATGCTCAGTCGTCCTGCTGAATTGTATTCGGTTCTTCACATGCTCTGGCCCCAAGAATTTCCCAGTTTCCAAGCATTTGGGCATCGTTATTGTAAAGCACAATGGAGGCCATGGGGATGGGAATATAAGGGAGCATCCAACGTAAAGGAATTGCACCGCAAACTCAAGCGTTTGGGAATGATACGAAACTTGAAAAAAGACGTTCTCAAAGACCTACCCGACAAAACCCGCAGCGTGATTCCTGTGGAAATTGAAAACAGAGGGGAATACCGAGAGGCAGAAACAAATTTCATCACGTGGCTCACTAAGAAGTCATCAGCCAAAGCCAAACGTGCTGCCAGAGCCCAACAACTTGTTCAATTAGGATATTTGAAACGACTGGCGGCAGACTTGAAAATGAAGATGGTAATGAAATGGATAGAAGACTTCCTGGAACAATCATCAGGCAAACTTGTGTTGTACGCCATTCATAAGAAAATCATCAAGCAGATTCACGAGAAGTACCCCAAAATTTCAGTAGTGATAGACGGCAGCACCAGTCATAAGAACCGAAAAAGGGCGGTCAAGACTTTCCAACACCATAGTAAAATCCGATTGTTCATCGGGAATATAAGAGCAGCAGGAGTAGGGATAACGCTGACCGCTGCGCACACTCTGGCCTTTGTGGAGTTAGACTGGGTGCCGGGAAATCATACGCAGGCTGAGGACCGTATACACCGTATCGGGCAAAAGAATGCTGCTATGATATACTATCTGGTGGCCAAAGATACCATTGAAGAAAAACTGTGTAAAATTATTCAGAAGAAGCAACGCATTCTTTCGAGAGTATTAGACGGGAGCATTAAGAAAAACAAGCTGGACGTGTTTAAGTCCTTGAACAAAGCATTATTGAAAGGGAAAGTGAGATGACTGAAAAAACAGAAGCACAAAAGTTCTTTGAATCAGATGTGGGCAAGATTGTCTTGCGCAATAGGCTGGCATCTTTGAAACTCAACATGCCATTCTGTAAAGTTTTCGGAAGACGACTGGTAACCTTTTGGCAGGGGAATATCTTGGGCTTGGATATTATTGCCTTTGATAAATTCATAGAACCGGGGGACAACGAGAGTCTTAATCATGCCGTCCTCAGACGTTTTGGGCAAGAGGGTCTGGATATAATCAATGGATTGTTAGGAATAGAAAATGAAAAAGAAAAGGAAAAAGAATAAGCCGACCAAACACCAAATGACTACCATGCTGCTTCGTGTACCACTGAACGTCAAATGTCAATTCAAAGCTCATTGTAGCAGACGGGGCAGAACCATGACCGAAGTGGTCATAGAGGCAATGAGACTGGCGTACAGAGTTGACAAGAGAATCCGCAGAAAAAAGGGGAAAGACTAATGAACTTCTCTGACATCTTATCTCAACACAACATTGAAATTGCACCGGAGAGCAACGAGCATGCCCGTCCGGGCTGGCTGCAAGTGGACTGTCCCTTTTGCGAAAAAGAGGCCAAGCAATTCCACATGGGCTATTCTTTAGAGGGGAACTACGTCAATTGCTACCGATGTGGATATCATTCTTTAATTTCAACCCTGATGGAAATGACTGAAAAATCCTACCGGAATTGCAACAAGATGTTGGAGGAATTAGAGACAGAAACCTTTGACACCCCATCCATCAAAGGCAAACTTGTTATCCCAGACGGAGTGGGGGAACTTAAAAGAGTTCACAAAAAGTATTTGAGGGGTAGGAACTTTGACGTCAAAGATATTCAAAAGACATGGCAAATAAAAGGTATCGGAATGCACGCAAGTTTGGCGTGGCGTATCTTTATCCCTATAATTTACAGGGGGGATATAGTCAGCTGGACTACACGTTCCGTGTCCTCTGACAATCCTAAGAGATATATATCTGCATCGAAAGAGCATGAAGCCCTGCCCGCCAAATCTCTGTTGTACGGAGAGGACCTTACCAATGATGCTATAATCATTTGCGAGGGACCATTAGATGTGTGGAGAATAGGACCGGGGGCAGTGGCAACGATGGGCGTGGGTTACTCTCAAGGGCAAGTTGAAAAAATCATTAAGCATCATAAGAGAATAATTTGCTTTGACAATGAGCCAGAGGCCCAAAAGAGGGCGAAACGATTATGCAATGACATATCCTCTTTCCCCGGAGAGACTTTCAATGCGGTATTAAACGGAAAAGATGCTGCCGAATCGAGTGACAAGGACATTTGGAAATTAAGGAGGGCCTTATTATGAACGAGGAAAAGAAATGTGCAAATTGTCTACACAGATTGGATTTCTTACACAAGGAATCCCCACATCAAAAATGTAAAGGATGCATCAACCACTGTAATTGGGAGCCTTTGCTCAACATACCAGAACCAACTATCACCCCTTCCATAGACCCTTCCACAACAATTTTTATCTATCCGTATATCCTGATGAGGTTGATAGCATTATACGACCGATATATCGAATTGAGTCTATCATTGCCTCTAATAAAGGGGTCCGAAGACGAGATATCAACTATGGAAGAATTTCTCAATCATATCGTAACAAGGGGAATAAACCAGTATTCTCAGGACATGGACATCTTTGAAAAAAGACTCGGAATAAAAAAATAAAAATTATTCCGGGAATGTCCCCCCTTTTTCCGATAATAAGTATAGGACCAGGATTTTTGAAAGGATGCTGATATTGAATTCGCCATCGTATATCAGTAAAAAAGGCATTATAGGGTGCAGGCCACTTGTCATGGGCTTTCGGGCGAATTCACCGTGACAGGTGGTTTCTATATATAGAGGTGTGATATGAAATCCAAAGAACCTGTAGAAAGGGACTTCAAAGGTGTTTGGATTCCCAAGCATATATATGAGAACAAACACCTTAGCTGGACGGAGAAGATACTATTGGTGGAAATAGGAAACTTAGACCACGGAGAAGGCTGCTTTGCCTCCAATCAGTATCTTGCAGACTTCCTACACAAATCTGAAAGCCAGGTGGCCAACCTCATTAGTAAATTAAGGAAAGAGGGTTTCTTAAAAAATAGGAAATTTGATGGTCGAAAAAGACACATCAGCCTTACTAAAAACCGTAAACCAGCTTTACGGAAAACCGGAGCTATAGTAAAAGAGTATAGTAAAACAGTCGCGGGTAAAACCCACGACAAATTGATACCTTCCAAAAAACCATCCAATAAGTCTTTTAGTAAGTCATGTGCCCAGAGGTTAGAAAAAACCATCCGAGAGAAAAGGAAAATCTTCAGGAAGGTAGACCAGAAAAAATGGGCCCAGCATTTTTGTAAACTAAGAATGGAGTATCATCTTAAAAAAAGTCGTGTCACTTCTGTGTTGAAATGGTACATTGCTCATTTCGGAGAAGAATTTGTGCCTGTAGCTTATTCGGCCAAGACTTTTTGTGATAAGTTCTTTCAAATAGAAGATGCCAGAAACCGTTATAATAAAGACGTTGATGAGGGCCGAACAGCCCCTAAAGTTGTAGGCAAAAGGACTCGAATGAAACCTATCACTTCTGCACATCAAGGATATGAATGAGAATAGAAAAGAAAACGAATAATGATGAGAGACGAGTATTGACCGGCATGATTGTAGATAAGATTGTGCTGGGTAGGATATACGCCAAATACGAACCGGGGATGTTTCAATCCAAATGGGCCAACCTTATAGCCCGATGGTGCGTGAAGTATTATAAAAAGTATGAGAAAGCACCGCTGAATCAAATCGAGGAATTGTACGAAAGATGGTCCACTAAGTCTAAAGACAAACACACCATCAATCTTATGGAAAGGTTTTTGGGTGGACTGTCGGATGAGTACGAGCAGGCCGAAAAAGAATCCAACAGTGATTATCTTATAGACTTGGCAGGACGTCATTTCAATCAGGTCAAGATTAAAAGATTGATGGAGGAGATGGAAAGCAGTCTGGATGACGGGACGCCTGAAAAAGCAGCTGAAATGGTTGCCTCTTATAATCAAATTGAGATGGGTGTAGGGGAGGGGATAGACATATTACAAGACAAGGAGGCCATACGTGAGGCCTTTTTGGATAAGCAAGAACCGTTGATAACATATCCGGGGGCGTTGGGAAGGTTCTTCAAGCCTGCATTAGAACGGGATGCCTTTGTAGCTTTCGTAGGTCCCGACAAGGTAGGCAAGTCTTTTTGGCTGATAGACATATCCTATCGAGCCATGACACAGCGCAAGAGAGTAGCTTATTTTGAGGCTGGGGACCAGAGTAAAAATCAAGTTATGAGACGACTGATGACCCGAATTAGCAAACGTCCGATATATCCGTGTACGGTGGACATTCCTACATCTATAGAATTCGATAAGGAAACCAGACAGGCTCTGGTGGATTGGAACTCACAACCCTTTAAGAAAAAGATGTCTTGGCAGCATGCTTATAAAAAATGTAAAAAACTTATGAGGATAAAAGTTAAAAGCAAGGAATCCTATTTCAAATTATCGTGCCATCCCAATTCCACTTTGTCCATAAGAATTATTCAAAGCATTCTTCAAAACTGGGCCAGAGATGGATGGGTGCCAGATGTTATCGTGATAGACTACGCTGATATATTAGATATGAGTCATCCAAAGTTAGAGGGCCGGGACCTAATTGACGAGACGTGGAAGAGATTGCGTTCTATGTCACAAATATATCACTGCCTGGTAGTTACAGCCACGCAGAGTGATGCAGCAGCCTATGGCACACGAGTCATCACTAAAGAGAATTTCTCAGGTGACAAGCGAAAGAATGCACATGTGACAGGAATGATAGGTTTGAATCAGACAGATGCAGAAAAAAAGGACGGTGTAACCCGATTGAATTGGGTAGTACTCCGGGAGGGAAAATTTAGGGAAACCAAATGTGTACATGTGGCTGGGTGTCTGGGTGTAGCCAACCCTGCAATTAGAAGTTGTTGGTAAATTGAAAGGAAAAGAAAATGTACCGACTTAAAGCAATAAGATATGGTGTTGAGGATTTTGCCCGGAATTTTGAGAACAAAGCTGCTGCCAAAGAAGCAGCCCAAGATGATTATGGGGAAGATGGAATCCGGTGGAAAGTCAAACGAAATCAAAAGGGAAAAAAGGTAGGGGCCACATCAAGGGATTTGGGCCCTGTGATGTATGACATTACCAAGGTAGAGACCTTCCCAATAATGAAGATGGTCCCCTTTGTGCCCTACGAGCGCACTGTGAGAGATTTTGTTGAGGACATGATTTCCAAAGGCTGGAGGCCAAAGGAAGTCTATGCAATAGCTTTGGGCTGTCGTTGGAGGCACCATTTAGAGGCCGTAAAAGGGGTTCTTGAAGAATTTTCGGAAAATTAAAAGATTTATCCACAACAAGTACAGACTTTTTCCGATAATAGATAACATAGATAGGACGAAAGAAAGAAGACAATTAAATTTAATTTGGAAAGGGCAAGACAGTGGCAAAAAAGACGAACAAAATGAAAATCTCGCAGGAAAAGGCCGTGAGGGTGTTTGAGTACTTCGGCTTCAAAACAGCCGCCAAATGGACCCCAGAGAGGATGACGGAGAAGCTGATTACCCTCATCGAGTCTCTGGATCCCAAAACCAAGTTCAAGAGTAAGAAGGTCAAGGCTCTCTGCCTGGAACTTGCTGCCGCCGACAAGATTGTGGTGTCGGCCAAGAAAAAGGATGCCGACGAGGACGAGAAGGATACCAGCAAGGAGGGTAAGGACAAGAAGGGCAAGGGCAAGGACAAAAAGAAAGCCCCCGCCAAGAAGAGGGGTATCACCCGTCTGGATGCTTCGGTGAAGGTGCTGAGAAGCATGAAGAAAAAAGGCCTGACAGTGGAAGAGGCCGTGGGTGAAGCCGATGCCCTTTACGTGGAGAAGGGCGGTACGGCAAACATGAATGAGTCTGCGTACTCTTTCAAGTTGGCAGCACGGGTCCTTGAGGTGGCAGACATCGTCGTCTTTTCGGAAGACCGGAAGACGGTCAAGCCTGCCTAAAGGCCCCCACAATAGGGATTGGTTTGGGTTGCTGTTGCTTTCCCTTCGGCAACCCAAACCCAATTTTTTTGTTTGCTAATTTTGTGGCGTGGTTGGGACCCAAACGTGAAAAATAAATCTACAACACGGACGTATGGTGCTGCAGTAAGTGTGCGAGGGGACTGTTTGTACTGTCCTCTTCCTTTAAGTATTGACTCATATTTCAATTGCCTAACCGATTGTCACCATTGTTATTCACGCCGATTAAACCGCACGTGGGGCACAGACCTTAGACCTGCCGACCCGGAACAAGTGCGAAAGAAACTTGAAAATGGATTGAAAAATAAAAATCCCCGGTCATCATTGGCTTGGGCTTTGAGACATAAGAAAACCTTGCGATTAGGCAACCGCACTGATCCATACCAAGATGCAGAAATGGAACATGAAGTTACTCGTAGGATTCTCAGACATTTGATTGATTTGGAGTGGACCTTTGTTATTCAAACTAAATTCTTAAACAACATGACACGGGATTGGGAACTGTTACAAGAGGCGGCAAAGAAGGAACTGCTAATTGTCATGCCTATCATAACGCCGGGGGGCTCATACGATTGGAAGGTGTTGGAAAGAAAGAGGACTTCATCCATTGCTACCAGATTAAACATTATCCGCCAAATGATAGATGCTGGTTGGCACGTGGGGGTGAATGGAGAGCCTTTCATTCCCGGACTTCATACCATACATCAATTCCAAAAGATAATAAGACGATTGAAAGAGGTCGGGGTGTGTAGTTATAATACCTATAATCTCCACCTCAATGACTACGTGGCCAAGCAGTTGCATTCTATCGGATTAGACATCGAGAAAATATGGACGATGAATCAGGATAAGAACTGGGCCCCAATTCAAAAGGAACTCTGTTGCATAGCCCAACAGGAAGGAATGATTTTAGGATGCCCTGATTTCGTCAATACTGGACCGGATTGGAGGGAACGAACTAACACGTGTTGTGGCATCCGGGTCCCAAATCCGTCCAAGTTCAATACCCATACTTGGAAACGACGATTGCAACGGGGGAAACCTGCCAACAGAGTTTTGAGAGGGACGTGGGAGGGGATAGGAGATAAGGAATTAGGCAAAAAGATAGTCAAGGGTGTGCCTTGCGATAATTATACGATGAAAGACGCAGGAATGATTTGATAAGAAAAAATACTCCAATTGAAACTTACGATGTCCGGGGAAGGACGGTGTATGTTAAAAGGGAGGACCTGTGCACTGAGCCTCCAGGTCCCCCTTTTAGCAAATGCCGGGGGCTGTATGCCAAATTGAAAAAGATGCGGGACGAGGGCGTGGAAGTAGTTGGTTATGTAGAGACCCCAATTTCGATGGCGGGCTGGGGTGTGGCGTGGATAGCAAAAAAATTAGGTTTGAAAGCTGTAATCTTTGATCCACAATACCTCCACACACCCCCCGCCACCATTTTGATACATAGAGAAAAGTGGAAACAATACAACCCTGATATTATCCCCATTACAGCTGGAATGACCTGTGTGAATCAGCACATTGCAAAGAAGATGCTGAAAAAAGAGTATGGACGGAAAGCTGTGATGCTTCCTATCGGCATCCCTTTTCAAGAGACAATAGAGGAAACGAGCAAAGAATTTCTGCGACTCGTAGGAAAAAAACCATGGTTATTTCTTAAGCATATTGTGGTTTGTGTGGGGTCCGGAACGATTTGTTCCGGGCTGTTGAAAGCCCTGCAAGGAATAGGAGGAGATATAGAATTGATAGGGGTGATGGCCTACGATAAAAATATGAGGAAGAAAAGGAAGTCTATTTTCATCAAAGCTGGGGCGAAGGACCAAGGCACCCTTTTCCCCTCCAAAGTAGATTTCAGATTAGTAAATGAGAAATGGGAATACACCGAATCGTCAACTGTTGACTGCCCTTTCCCTTGTCATGCTTACTACGACTTGAAAGCATGGGAATGGCTGGTGAAGAATATTCACACTTTGAAAGGGACAGTACTGTTTTGGAATATAGGGAGTGAAGCAGTGTGAGTTATTATGACCTGAGAGCCGAAGTTGCTAAAATCATACCCCGTGTGCAATCTCTACGCACTAAGAAGCAGGCCCCCAAGCCTGTAAAGGAAAAGGGACGCAAAAGTGGGTACTCCGAATTCAAGCTCAATGTTGGAAATTGGGTAAAGCAAGAGCGATTGTTGAACACACAAGAGGTTAATTCCTTTGTCGAGGTAAGTTGTAGGGCCGCAGCCTGTCCCATGCCATTGAATTTGGATGTATGGGATGGGCTGCTTTGTGTTGCAAAGGGACAAATGATAACTACTCAGAGAGGTGAAAAAAGAATCGAGGACGTAAAAGTCGGAGACATGGTATTATCCTTTAATGAGTCTTCTAAAATTTTGGAATGGAAGGAAGTCATCCAAACAAATTCGACAATCAAAAGAAATATGATAGACATCGAAACGGAAAAAGGAATTCTGACAGTAACAGCGGACCACCCTGTTTATACTCAAAGGGGATGGATTGGGGCGGGGGACTTAAAAGAAACTGATTATATTTACGAGCAAGCCAAAAAAATACCTTGGAACAAAGGAATCCCCAGAACTCTAAAGGAAAAAAAGAACATCAGTAGTGGTATATCTAAAGAATCCCGAATGAAAAGCTCCAAGCGAATGAAACATCTTTGGAAAAAGGGAAAATACAAAGATCATGTGGGGAAAACTAATCCATCTAAAAGGCCCGAAGTTGCTCGTAAAATAGGGGAAGCTAACCACAGAAGAAAAGTGACCGAAGTTACGAGAGAAAAGATAAGACAAAGTAAATTGGGAAAACCTGGTCCTGCTGTTTCGGAAAAGACTAAAAAATTATATTCCGAAAGAATGAAACGGGACAATCCTATGCATAGAAAGGAAGTATTAGAAAATCATCCCGTATTAAAGACGGGCAGATATTACATATCTCAGGGAGAGAAAACTTTATCAATCTTATTTCAAAAAATGAAATTGAAATATAAGCACCAAAAACAAATGGCGAAAGAGATTGGTTATTACACAGTTGATTTTTTCTTTCCTAAATATAATAAGATCATAGAATTCGACGGACATCAAAGTCATAGAGAGCATCCCGAAAAGGACGAAAAAAGGGATGCTTATATAAAAAAACGCTATGGATACACTACTTTGAGGATAGTTCCAATGGAATTAAATAATACGAATCGACCTAAATTGCTCTCCAAAATAAGGAATTTTCTGGATGGAGTTGAAGAGGCTTAAAATCAAAAGTCTTCGTAAATATCGTAAGAAAACGACAGTTTATGATATTACGGTGAAAGATAATTCCAACTTTTTTGCCGGGGGAGTTTTGGTTCATAATTGCCCCTTCGGTTGTAAATATTGTTATGCAAATGCTTTCCGGGCCTCCCTATATACGGCATTCTTTGATAACGCCAAGACGATGGGCATGCGGCATTGCAATCCTAAGAAGTACAAAAAGGAAATGGACATCCTGCTAAAAGTCCGGGGCAAGGACCCACACGATATCAAAGGGGATGTAGCCAAGGCCATAGCAATGGAAATTCCTATCCGGTTTGGAATACGATTTGAGGACTTCTTGGCAGAGGAGGCCGAAGCAGGAATCAGCTTAGAGATGCTGGAGTATTTGGCTGATAATGAATACCCACTAATGATAAACACCAAGGCCGATTTAGTAGGCAAGAAACGGTATGTCCGGGCCTTGTCCCGAAATAAAGGCAAGACAGCAGTTCATATTACTTTGATAAGTAGCAACGAGAAACTGTTGGCCGAATTAGAACCAGGGGCACCGACTTACGAAAGACGGATATGGGCAATGAAGAGACTATCTGATGCAGGGGTGAGAGTGGTAGCTCGGATAGAACCATACTTGCCTTTCTTGACAGATGATCCCTCAGAAGTGTCTATGTATATGGAAGACTTGAAAGCAATTGGTGTGAAACACATCACTTTCGATGCTTATTCATACACAGCTAAAAATCCGGGCATCAAGCAATCTTTTGTCAACGCCGGGATAGATTACGAGAGGATGGTTTTGGTAGGTTGTGATTCTCAGGCATTGGGAAGTTTGATGCTGGGAGAATTCATGAAGATATTTCGGAAAAACGGGTTCAGCTGCTCCACCTTTGATATGGGGAATGCACCGGACAACGACGACTCTATATGTTGCGAGGTAGGGAACTGGTTTAAGGGTGGATATAACTATGGGTGTACTGTATACGCAGCCAGATTCATCAAGCAGCGTGGCAGTAAGAGCACTTCGTGGGGCGACTTTGAGGGTTGGGTGAATGAAAAAGGTGGATTCTTGTCCGAGACCTTAAAAAGAGAGGTGCACGAACTTTGGAACTGTCAGGGGAACAGTGCCTATTCGCATTCGTGGGCCAGAGGCATGGTAGCTGTAGGGAGCGACCGGAATGGGTTGGTTTGGAAATTCGATGATAGTGATTTTAGGCAGGACATTTTGGAGAATTTGAAAGGATAAGAAGATGAATAAGGAAAAAGACAAAAAATCGAATGCCGGTAAAGATTATGGAAAGGACGAATATAATTTCATATTTTTCTGTATGATTAGGAGTATCTTGCCTATAAACATTTGTAGAGCGTTGGGCAGAAAAAACGAGCAAGTCATCATTTCCGCTTTTCGTCGTATTTGCCTTGATGCCTCTGCTTATCAAAACAAGAAAATATATGAGTTGAAGCCCTGCACTGACAGACCCTATCTACACTTAAATGGGCCAGCTAAGTTCTTCATATATCAACAATGCATAGTCCGAATGAAAAGCATCCGATTAGTTTCCCAACAAACCAGCATTCCCATGAGTCTCATAAATAGACACATTGAAGAAGGTGAATATGTAAAGGAATTCAAATGAAAAAAGATAATTTCCGAATTGAGAATATTTTTGCTCACGCTGCGGCTTTGCAACAGAGTGGTCGGCTGCGCAATACTATATACGGTTTGAAAAAATTTGTATATATTATGAATCAGGACTTCACCGTGCTCTTGCGATTTCCTTTGAGAGCACAGGAAAACCCTTTTGATTCTCCTATATCCTTTGCAGCAAACGATTATGACAGTCCCATATTTGAAGAGCGAGACGGCAAGATATGTTTCATTCAAAAGCATGGGGACTTCGTGCGAGAGAAAAGCTGCCGCATTCCCGGACAGTCCGCAACCGATGTCCAAAAGACGTTTAAGAGTTTTGCAACTTCTGTCAAAAATAAAAACAAAGTTACTCTCAACCGAGACTTTGTGAAGTGTCTGGACGAAAGTTTGAGCCACGTGGAGTTTAGCGTGCGTAAAGGACGCTTGAAAATTAAGCAGCGAAACATCTATGATGGAAGTGTCATCACCGTTACCAAAAAGAAAAAGGCAGGATTAGGCGTGACCTCCGATGCCAAATTAAAATCCTTCAAGCCAATAGGTATAAGGACTAATGATTTGTTAGCCCTGTTTGCCTTTGCAGGAAGCGTCTCTTTTTACTTTTCCAAAAAAGGAATCACATGGATAGAGAGTGAGGACCGGAAAATGCTTTTCACAGGCATTATAAGTCAATGTATATATGACGAGTTAGGAGTTACCTAAAAAGATGAAGGACTTAATGGAAGAAGCGAAAGATGCAATTTCGGCTCTATACAGCGATATGGACGTAGACCAAAGTGTTACAAAGGAACGCATGGAAGAATTGAAGGGTTTTATCAACGACATGGTCGATGCGTTAGGTTAGAAGGGTAATAATATGGCTGGTGGTAAGAGTAGAAAAAGTGGTGGTGTGAGTAAGGCCTTAATAAATAGATTAGTTGGAAAGAAAACCGGAAATGGAAGATCCAAGACTGACAAAAGAGGACTATTGGGAAGCAGTAAAAAATCAAAATCTGATGCCAAACTTCTGGATGACTGACGAGTATATCGAAAAGGCCGGTTTGATTTGGCATGAAGATGAAGAGACCAAATACTGTGGGTGGTTGCATCCTGAATACAATACTGAGATATGCCCAAAACATTCGGAGTGGATGTTCCCGCCTATGACTTATAAAAGACATTTTGTCCTAATGGGGAATGTCTACTCCGGCTTTCCCAAAAATCCATGTATGAATTATGAAAGCAATGAAGAATTCTTAGACTATCAATATATTTACAACCCTGTAGATTTTATGTTTTTGGCGGGGCATAAATGGAAAGCATTTAGAAAAATCCTCCGACAATATCGTGAGAGAGTAGATGGAAAGCAGAAATACATGAAAATAGCTTCAGATACTTTCCAAGATGCTATTGCTAAATTGCTTCTGAAGTGGGCAGGGGAAAAGGAATTTTTCGATAATGAGGTGATGATAAAGTATGCCTTAGAGGGAGAGAACAGGTGGGGGATGTTCACAGATGAAAAATTGGTAGGATTGAATATCTGGGACGAGAATTTCATGTTTGTCAACTATCGATACTGTATAGATGATGGCACCCCCGGTCTCAATAGATATTTGCGGTACCATTTTTATACTCAAGGGGCAATTCCGAGCAAACAAAAACTTATCAATGACGGCGGTTCGCTGGGGGACGAAGGATTAAGAGAATTTAAGTTGAGACTAAATCCTCATGTCGTATACACAGTAACATCTTATAAACAAGAGAAACCATGAAAAATCAAATGAAAATTGGGGTGACATTAGAAATTTTTAAGGAGCATAGCGCAATAAGGAGGGCCTATGCTTTGCCGTTGTCATCTAAGATAGATAAAGCAATTGCTTTGTTGATTGAATACGAAACGGAGGCAAAAAATATATCTAAAGACGGATATAGTTTGGCGTTTTCGGGCGGCAAGGATTCTGGCGTTATCGCAAAATTGGCCGAAATGGCAAGTATTCAACACACGATGGATTATTCAGTAACAACGCTCGACCCGCCTGAGTTAGTACATCATATCAAGGATAATTATAATGCGACTTTTCACCACCAACCAAGGGCATTACTTACAGAAATGGTAGAAAATCCAGGAGGTAAAGGGCCGCCGACAAGACACGGTCGATGGTGCTGCGAAAAATACAAAGAAAACACAAGCAACAGCCAGTGGAAAATACTGGGTATTCGCGCAGAAGAAAGCCCCCGCAGAAAAAAAAGATGGAAGCAAGTTATAATCAATAATAAGGTTTGCATCGTAAACCCAATCCTATACTGGACTATAAAAGATGTCTGGGCTTTTCATCTCGATCAAAATATCCCCAAATGCTACCTCTATAATGAAGGTTTTAAGCGTTTAGGATGCATTGGATGCCCAGTGGCGAATGTCCAACAACAGAAAATCGAGTTTGAAAGGTGGCCGAAATATAAATTTTTGTGGCGGCGGGCCTTTGATAGATTTTGGGATAAATGGCATGGTGTGCCCACTAAAAAGGGGGAACAGAGATATTTTGAAAAGTTTGGATCAGCACAAGGATTTTGGGATTGGTGGGTAAATAATGGAGCACGAAAAAAAGAAGATGCTACATGTTTAGGGATAACAGAATTATGGGGATAGTCACAGTAACCTCTTACAAACAGGAGAAACCTAATGAAGATCAGTCGTGAAAAATTGTTGGACCAGTTAATTTCTGTCAGGCCGGGACTTTCTCAACAGGAAGTCATTGAACAATCATCTTGTATAGTATTCCAAGATGGGAAAATCATAACCTTTAATGACGAGGTGGCCTGTTCCCGAAAATCTTGCCTAAAGATAGAGGGGGCAGTAGTGGCCACGCCCTTCATTGATGTCCTATCCAAATTGAAAGAGGATAACATTGAAGTGGAAGTGAAAGGGGAAGGGATTGTTATCAAGTCTGGAAAGAAAATGGCGGGGATTCGGATGGAGGTCGAAATCTTATTGCCAACAGACTCTTTGGAAAAACCTAAGAAGTGGCAAAAGCTACCAGACGACTTTGGGGATGCTGTCCATTTAGTTTCCCGGTGTACAGGAGACGATGCTTCTGAGTTCGTAATGACCTGTGTCCATCTTCATCCTAAATGGATGGAAGGCTCTGATAATTATCAGGCTGGGAGATATAAGATTGCTATTGGGATTGAGAAGTCTTTTTTGATACGGGCCAAATCAATATCAATGGTGGAATCACTGAACATGACCAAATTCAGCCAAACTAAAAATTGGGTACACTTTAAGAATCCTGATGGACTAACTCTCAGTTTCCGGAAGTACCTGGATAAATACCCAAAAATGTCGAGAGTTGTGAAGATTACAGGGGAGTCTCTAACATTACCCAAAGGGATTAGAGACTCCGTAGAATTAGGCCAAATTTTCTCTGCTGACAATACTGAAAGTAAGAAAATCCATCTCCAATTAAAGGGCAAAATTCTCAGGCTTAAAGCAGAGGGGGCATCGGGGTGGTATGAAGAGCCTTTGCCAATTAGTTATAAGGGCAATAAGATGTCTTGCTGGATAGACCCAGAGTTGTTAGTATCACTGGCTGAAAGGAGTAGCAAGTGTATTGTAGATAATCATCGCATGATGGCCCAAACTGGGAAATTCAAATATATTACTGTCTTGGCTGCAGAATGAAAAAAGAATTCATATTTCCAATCTTGTTAATTATTATGGACCTCTGTGCTGCTATTGTTTACGGTGTGGACTTCTCTGAGAACTGGCGGAAAGTTTTGTATTGGTTAGGAGCAGCACTCTTAACTTTTGTGGTGACATTTTGAAAAATAAGGTAATATATGGAAACTGCTTAAAAGTAATGAAAGATATGCCCAAAAACTTCTATGATACGGTCATTACTGACCCTCCCTATGGATTAAACTTCATGGGTAAGAATTGGGACCACGGCGTACCGGGACCTCGTTATTGGAAACGATGTTTGCGTGCTGCTAAGCCGGGGGCCATTCTAATGGCTTTTGGGGGCACACGTACTTATCACCGACTAACCTGTGCCATAGAGGATGCAGGGTGGGAAATTCGGGATTGCATACAGTGGCTTTATGGATCGGGCTTTCCTAAGTCGCTGGACATCTCGAAAGCGATAGACAAAGAAGCCGGGGCAAAACGAGAAGTAGTGGGAAAAGGCACAGCAGGCAAGGGCTTTAATAAAGTAAAGGGATTTGGGGAGAACACAACAATGGGTGGAGAGCCCACAATGGAATGGAATGTCACCATTCCAGCCACACCATTAGCCAAAATATGGGCAGGGTGGGGCACGGCTTTGAAGCCCTCATGGGAGCCCATTGTGGTTGCCATGAAACCTTTAGATGGGACGTTTGCTCATAATGCTGAAAAGTGGGGTGTGGCTGGATTGAATATTGATGGGGGGCGAATAACCACACAAGACGAAACCAGAAGAAGTGTGGGGGGATTTACTTCCAAATCTGAGATATATAACAATGATGAAAAATACCAAGTCAATGGATTTGATAAAGACAAACCCACAGGCCGTTTCCCCGCCAATACAATTTTGGATGAAGAGGCTGCAGCAATGTTAGACAAGCAAAGTGGAATGAGTGTGTCTATGGGTGGTGGGGGCAAAAAATCTGCGGTATGGACTCCCAGTACAGAGACCAAAAAGAAAAAGGATTATGGTGAGAGCGTTGGGATGGGAGATAGGGGCGGGGCCTCCCGATTCTTCTATACAGCCAAAGCCTCCAAATCCGAACGCAATGCTGGGTGTGAGGGGATGGGGGTGAAACATTGGTCCGATGGTAGGAAAACGGAACAAGAATGCCCCCACCAAAGATATGATACAGATAGAAAGAACTTTCATCCCACAGTCAAACCCCTTGCCCTGATGGAATATCTTTGCCGACTCACTCGTACACCCACCGGGGGCATTGTATTAGACCCCTTTGCCGGTTCAGGTACTACAGCACTGGCTTGCTTAAACACTCGTAGAAAATACGTCATGATTGAAAAGAAAAAGAAATATTATAAGCTAATGCAGGCCCGAATTAAAGGCCGAAAAAAGAATAGAAGGTTGTTGGATGAATAAAGGATTTTTCTCTAAGGCCGAAATTGCTACACAACACATTCCCCGCACACCCAGATGCGGACTATGTGGGTTATATAAAACCTGTATATCTCCAAAAATGAAACCATACGGCGAAGGCAAGAAAAAGATATTGATAGTACCAGAGGCACCGGGACGGAATGAAGATGAAACAAACATACCCTTAGTGGGTAAAGCAGGTAGGCGATTGAATCGAACTTTGAGAAAATTAGGGGTGAAGATGGATCGGGATTGTTGGAGGACCAATGCCGTCATTTGCCGTCCTCCCAATAATGAAACGCCCAACAGTGAAAAGATAGCGGCTTGCCGTCCTAATTTATTACAGACCATAAAAACCTTAGACCCCAATCTCATCATCCTTTTTGGGGGAGTGGCTGTAGAGTCTCTCATTTCCACTATTTGGGAAGAGAAAACATCCTCCATCGGCAAATGGAAAGGATTTGTCATCCCTTGCCACAAACCAAATGCTTGGATTGCATCTACTTACCATCCATCTTACTTACTCCGAAAACCCAACCCCGTATTAGACAGGTTGTTCGAGAAGCATTTGAAAGCAGCTTTGAGGCATAAGAATAAACCATGGTCAGCTCCGCCCTCTTTCAAAGAGCAAATTGAAGTAATTTCCCAACCACGACAAGCTGCTCTCATCTTACAAGAGATGTACGAAAAGGGTGGGGCTGTTTCTTTTGATTACGAAGGTAATTGTCTCAAGCCCGATGGTGATGGCCCAGAAATAGTATCTTGTTCGGTATGCTGGCGGGGGAAGAGGACAATTGCCTATCCATGGGCAGGAGAGGCTATAGAGGCCACCGACAAAATTCTTCGGTCCTCTATGCCCAAAATAGCCAGTAACATAAAATTTGAAGAGCGGTGGACAAAAGCGATTTTGGGGCATCGAGTGAAGAACTGGTGGTGGGACACAATGCTGGCTGCTCATATATTAGATAACCGTCCAGGTATTACCAGCATTAAATTCCAAGCCTTTGTTCGTTTGGGGGTGGCCCATTACGATAAGCACGTTAAACCTTATTTCAAACGTAAGGGCAAAGGTCGATTCAATCGAATAAAAGAATTGGACTTAAAAGAATTGTTAGTGTATAATGGGTTGGATAGTTTGTTAGAGTATAAAGTTGCTATGTTGCAAATGAAGGAATTTAAGAAAAGGAGAAAATAATGGACATTATCGTTTTGTGCGAAGCATGTGGAACAGAATTAAAAACTCCAGATGTAACTTGTGATCCCCTTTTAAGAGTTGTTATCAAAGCCACGCCCTGTCATAAATGCAGTCGTCCTCCTGATTGCCATTTAACTTGTGAAGATGTTTTGAAACTAAAAAAAGAAAGGCGGGAAATAATAACACAAATACTCCCACCAATACTCCCACCAAATATTAGGGAGTGCTTCGGGACTTCCAAAAATACCGATGAGTGTAAAAGCTGTGTTTATCTTAAAGTTTGTGCAGCAGTAGAAGAAGAGGGAATATCAATTAGACCCAATTGCTTTGGTAATTACGATGATGATGAATATGACGATGGATATGAATACGATTGTACAGGCAGTTGTATATGGCGTGTCGCTTGTATGAATTTTAAGCCCAAAAAGATAGCGGGCACGTCACAACAAGTAGTGTGTCCCCAAGGTCTTACCTCTCAAAATAACGATTGTTTGAATTGTAGCTTACAATTAAAGTGTAAAGTACACAAATGAGACCAGTAACGGATGAAGCATATAAACTCTTTCACAATGGCACTCTTGCCTTGGCTCAGGTAGAGGCTAATGGCATAAGGATAGACGTAGACTATCTTAACAAAGCCATTACCCAAACTACTACCAAGATTGACAATTTATCAGACAAAATGAAACGGCATAAGGTCTTCAAGACATGGAAAAAACATTATGGAGCCCGAACTAATATGGGGAGTAGGCAACAATTAGGCAAGATTATATTCGATGTGATGGGCTATGATTGTCCCTCCCTCACAAGAACAGAACGATACCAAACCAATGAAGTAGTCTTGACAACTTTGAATTTGGATTTTACTAACCAATTGCTCAAAGTGGAGAAACTAAAGAAAGCCCGCAGCACTTACCTCCAGGGGATTCTAAAGCATGTGGTAGATGGATACTTACACCCATCCTTCGGTCTTAATATAGCCCAAACCTACAGAGGCAATTGTACTGATCCTAATTTTCAAAACATACCAATTCGAGACCCAAAAATAGCCAAGTTGGTAAGACAAGCATTCATAGCCCGCCACAACCATCATATTATAGAAACAGACTATGGGGGCGTAGAGATTTGTGGGGCTGCTTGTTATCACCACGATCCCCGAATGATCTCTTACATCGAAAATAAAAAGAAAGATTTGCATCGAGACATGGCGATGCAAATTTACATGCTCCAGAAAAAGTTGATGACCAAAGACATTCGATATTGTGGAAAGAATATGTTTGTCTTTCCTCAATTCTATGGGGATTACTATGTACATTGTTCTCAACGTCTTTGGGAAGCCATGAGTGCCATGCACTTAAAAACCACGGATGGGGTAAAACTAAGAAAACATTTGAAAAGCAAAGGCATAAAAAAACTGGGTCGGTGTAATCCCAAAATGCCTCCTGCATCCGGGACTTTCGAGGGACATGTGAAAGAAGTAGAGAATGATTTTTGGAACAGACGATTCAAAGTTTACAATCAGTGGAAAAAAGATTGGTGGGAAAGTTATCAAAAGAAAGGATATTTTGACACTCTAACCGGATTTAGAATTGAGGGCCTATTAAACCGAAAGGAATGCATCAACTATCCCATTCAAGGTTCGGCTTTTCATTGGTTGTTATGGTCTCTGATACAAATTCAAAAGCAGCTGAACAAATATAAAATGAAAAGTTTAATCATCGGTCAAATCCACGATAGTATAGTAGGGGACGTGCACCGGAAAGAAAAGAGAAACTATCTGGAAATTTGTCAGCAAGTTATGACGGTTGATGTGATGAAGCATTGGCCTTGGATTATTGTCCCGCTAACTATTGAGGCAGAGGTTGCCCCAGTGGGAGGCAGTTGGTACGAAAAGAAGGGGGTAAAGATATGAATGTGATAGTAGTTGAGTCTATATTAGATTGCCCATTCCGAAAGAAAAGTTTGTATAGATATGAAATCGCCAAATGTCTTATTTGTAAAAAACGATGCAATCAGAAGAAACCACCCTCATACTGCCCCTTACCTATCACGGTTCAATTGTTTGCAGAAAAGAAGGGGGTTGCAAAAGGAGTAGACGGATGAGTGGAATAAATACAAAAACCAATGAAATTATGGAAAGGCTGAGGCAGCATATTAAAGAAGGCCGAGAACACCGGGACCCCATCTACAAAGAACTCTTGGGGTTGTTAAAAGACTTGGATTTGTTAGATAAGATGTTGAAGCAGGTGGCCCTTGCCTATGGGTGGATGTATAAGAGTATAAAACATAATGAGGACCAACTCAATGAAGGCAATTACTCCGATGATATGAAGCATGCCATAATTGTAAAAGACATTTTAGACATATGGAGGGAGCATGGTTTACGTGGACCGAATGCGACCGAGCATCCCAAATAGACATTGGCCTTACAAACAATCTTGCCACCTCATAGCAGACACAGAGGAGGAATTACATGCCTTTGCCAAACGGATAGGACTTCATAGGTCTTGGTATCAGCATAAAGCCTTCCACCTTTCCCATTATGACCTTACAAAATATATGAAATGTAAAGCCCTTAAATATGGGGCTCACCCTATAACACAACATGAATTTGTAGTAAAAATAAGAGAATCAAGAGAAAAAGAAATTGCAAGGAGAAGAAATGGAACTGTACAAAAAGAATCGACCGGGAAAACTTAAACAGTTAGTAGGGCAAGACCATGTAGTAGAAGTGCTGGAACGAAAATTGAAAAAGAAGAATGTTCCACACACTGTTCTACTCACAGGACCGTCTGGGTGCGGAAAGACCACGGTTGCCCGCATTTTGAAATGCCGATTAAAATGTGGCAGGAGTGATTTTAATGAAATGAATGCCTCTAAGGATAGGGGCATAGAGGCTGTGCGTACTATAGACAAGCGGATGAGACAGGCCCCAATCAACGGCAAGTGTCGTATATGGTTTGTAGATGAAGCACACAAGCTGTCCAATGATGCTCAAAATGCCTTTCTCAAAATATTAGAAGACACCCCCAAACACGTCTATTTTATATTGGCAACTCCCTATCCTCAAAAATTGATCAAGGAGATTCATACCAGAAGTATGGAATTCAAGTTGAAGGGACTGTCTGATGCAAATATAGGGAAAATCCTCAAGTCTGTTGCCAAAAAGGAAAAATTCGACCTGCCCAAAAAAGTCCGGACAAAAATCGTTGAGAACTGCGAGGGTTCGGCCCGGAAATCTTTGGTAATGCTGGACCAAATAATAGACTTGGAAGACGAAAAGGATATGATAAAGGCCATATCCGAGGCTATGCACGAGGCAGCAACCTACGATTTATGTAAGCTTTTAATGAATCCAAAAGCCTCTTGGAAATCCGTTGCTAAAATTTTACTGCCCCTACAACAGCAAAAGACTGAGCCTGAAACCATACGTTATTCCGTAATGGGGTATGCACAAAGTGCTCTACTAAAAGGTTGGGGCAATCCGGGCCGTGCTTATATGATAATAGATGCGTTTCGGGACCACTTTTATGACTCAAAATTCCCTGGAGTAGTGGCTGCTTGCTACGAAATCGTGTCCATTAAATAAAAAATAATTTTTTGTCGGTAGAGGACACGACTTTTTCCGATAATATAGTAGAAGGAACTGTAAATGGCAGAGAAAAAGAAAAAAGGACGAATGAAGGAAGTCCAAGACTTCTGTATGACTGAGGTGGACATTCTCAACTTGGAAAAGGAATGTGCCATACAGCCCCGCATGATGTTTAAGTATGTCAAAATGCTTAACAATACCAACACTGCTATAGCAAAAGCCAAAACTGCCATGGCCATAGTAGATGCCAAAATTAAAGAGAAGGTTCGCAAGAAACCATCTAAATATAGGTTGGAGAAAGTTACGGTGGATGCATTAGAGACCATTGTCCTCCTACAACCTGAACACAAACAAGCCCACACCAAACTTTTAGTCCTTCAAAAAAGATGGGACATAGTGAACGCAGCAGTTCAGGCCCTAAACCATAAAAAATCAATGTTAGAACAGGAGGTGAAACTGCACGGACAAAACTATTTTGCTACTCCTAATCCGAAATTAGTGGGGGAACAACACGCAGAGTTTCAAAGGAGACTCGATGAAGCCAAGGACGAATCTGTAAGAGCAAGGAACAACAAAAGAAAAAAGAAAAAGGACGGCACAACATGATAGATGACATTAAAATTATAACATTCATTTGTGGACTTCCTTTTTTGGTTTACTTTTGTGTGAAGTTTGGCACTGTGGCCTTTTTCAAGGCAAAACAATTTATAGAAAAACAAAAAACAGGAGACACAAGCAATGAGCAAAAGAAAGAAGCGTAAGGAACGGAGGAGCACAGCGGGTGCTACCAAGAAAAGACGAGAGGCAGCAGCAATGGGAGATGGGCCTTCCTATATAAAGCTGCCGGAAGGGACGGGGAACTTTGCCCTGAAGTCTACCAAAACAGCCCGAATTGACGTCATTCCCTATGACGTGGGCAAAGGCAATCCCAGAGCAGACAAAGGTGCATTCTACTGGGAAAGGACCTTTTACATTCATCGCAATGTCGGCCCCAATAATGATTGGGTGATTTGCCCAGCCCGGACTGCCAAGAAGAAGTGTCCCATCTGTGAGCTACTCACCAAACTCAGACAGGACGAGGAAGGCAACGAATCTCTCATCAAGGCATTGGCCATTAGTCGTCGTATGGTCATGAATATGAGGGACATGAGTGAAGACAAAAAGGAACGCATCGGCAGAGTGTTCGAGACCTCCCATCATTACTTCGGCAAGGCCATGGATGAAGCATTGACTTCGGCCTATGAGGATGACGAGGATAACATGGACGGTTTCTGCGACCCGGAAGACGGCAACTATCTGAAGATGGTCGTCGAAAAAGGTTGGGAAGGCAAGGGCTATTCGGTAGAGAGAATTGATTTTAAGTCTCGCAAAGATGACCTGGATGATGAAGTCCTTGATGCCGCCGTTTGCTTGGACGACATCCTCATCATCCGAGACTACGATGACTTGAAGGAACTCTTGCTCCAAGATGACGACGATGATGACGAGCCTAAAAAGGGTAAGAAAGGCAAGAAGGACAAAGCCCCAGATGACGACGACGACGATGACGATGCTGACGACGACGACGATGATGACGACGACGATGATGCTGACGATGACGACGATGATGACGACGACGATGATGCTGACGATGACGACGACGATGATGCTGACGATGACGACGACGATGACGACGACGATGATGACGACGATGACGATGATGCTGATGACGACGACGATGCTGATGACGACGACGATGACGATGATGCTGATGACGATGACGATGACGATGATGCTGATGACGATGACGACGACGATGACGATGACGATGACGATGACGACGATGACGATGACGATGATGCTGAAGAAAGGGCCGCAGCTAAGAAGAAAGCCGCTGCCGCTAAGAAGAAGAAAGATGCTGCCGCAGCTAAGAAGAAGAAAGATGCCACCGCCAAAGCCAAGAAAGCCGCAGCCGGCAAGAAAGGCAAAGGCAAGAAGGGCAAAGGTAAGAAGTAGTATGCTGGCATGGATGCCCAATTTGGAAGGTGGGCGATACTATGCCCACCTTCCATTTTACGTTTGAAAGGAAAAGACCATGAAAAGAAAGAGATCCAAACCCCGCAAGGTGAATATAGAACGTGCGACTTTGGGTGGTAAAGGCGCACGTGCTGGCCTCAAAGTTCACATGGGGGATTCTCTTCAAACAGTCCCGTGCCCAAATTGCATTAGCAAAGGTATGAGGCAAGGACTTCGACGACAAACAGCTGAGTTCACTTCTCCCTACCGACAAAAGGGGGCATTGGCTGTAATGGCAGAGTGCGGAATTTCCAAACGCAGAAAGCGGAAATGAAAACCAAAGACATCAAAAAGAAACTCCAACAAAGGAAGAAAAAGAGAAAACTGACCCCTGACGATTTTCTAAGTACGGGCAGCACTCTTTTGAATCTTGCTCTCACAGGCAAACCCAATTGCGGTTTTGTTAAAGGCAAGTATCATTTCATCGTAGGTGATAGTACGTCCGGCAAGACATTTCTATCCCTTACCTGCTTAGCCGAAGCAGCCAATAATCCCCAGTTCAAAAAATATCGTTTTATCTACGACGATGCAGAGGGTGGGGCGTTGATGGATATTGAAAGATTCTTTGGATCCAAAGTTGCCAGACGAATAAGACCCCCCAAAAAAACCAAAGAGGGGGAGGCTATTTATTCTCACTCCATTGAAGAATTTTATTACCACGTTGATGATGCCCTACGAAAAGGCAAACCCTTCATCTATATATTAGACTCAATGGATTCTTTATCCTCCAAAGAGGAAGAGGACAAATTCAAACAGCATAAAGATGCCCATAAAAAAGGTAAGAAAGCACCGGGGTCTTATGGGGACGGCAAAGCTAAAAAGAACGCTGCGGGAGTGCGTCAATTGCTTACACCATTAGGGGCATCCAATTCTATCCTTATCATTATCAATCAGACCAGAGATAATATCGGATTTGGAAGTAAGTTTGAGCCTAAGACACGCAGTGGTGGGCATGCCCTACGTTTCTATGCCACATGGGAGATATGGTCAAAGGTCAAGGGGCAGATGAAAAAAACTTTCCGGGGAAAAGAGCGTCAGTTAGGAATAAAATGCCAAGTCAGAATAAAAAAGAATCGTATCATGGGCAGGTCCCGAACCGTAGAAATTCCCATCTACCATTCTTTTGGTATAGACGACATAGGGTCCTGTGTGGATTATTTGGTTGAAGAAAAGCACTGGTCCAAAACAAAGAGTGGGATAATAAATGCTGAGGACTTCGATTTTGAAGGCCCAAAAGAAAAACTCATTCCGCATATCGAGGAGGAGGAGATGGAAATGGACTTGCAGGATTTGGTAGGGGAGGTTTGGAACAATATAGAAAAGGCCTGTGCTGTGAAAAGGAAAAAGAGGTATGAATAAGAAATGGCTTATCTTGGATTGTAACTTTCTTTGCCATCGGCTCAAACATTCGATGGGGGGATTGAGCCATGAGAACACTCCCACTGGGGTCATTTATGGGTTCTTAAAATACATCCCCCTATATCAAGAAAAGTTCGACACCCCCCACATCGTCTTTTGTTGGGATTCTAAGAGCAGTAAACGGAAAGAGATTTTTCCGGGCTACAAAGCTAACCGGGGGGATCGATTAAAGGAAATGAGTACTGAAGAGGTTATATTTGAAACTGATTTTCGTTACCAGATGAAAATGTTGCGTAGGAAGTATTTGAAAATCATCGGTTTCCGAAACGTCTTTTGTCAAAAAGGATATGAAGCCGATGATTTGATTGCTTCAATTTGCGACCACCTACCTTTACTTGATGAGGCTATTATCTTAACCTCTGACCAAGACCTCTATCAATGTCTTAATCCACAAGTATCTATTTACGACCCCAACAAACGAAAAAGAATGACAGCCCAAAAGTTCCAAAAGACGTATGGAATTAAGCCACCAAGATGGGGAATGATAAAATGTATAGCAGGGTGCTCTACTGATAATGTCCCCGGCATAAAAGGGGTAGGAGAAAAGACCGCCATTAAGTATTTGAATGGGGACCTAAAAGCATCCTTAAAATCCCATCTGTCTATTATATCCCCAAAGGGTATGAAACTTATATGCCGAAACAGAAGATTGGTGGTGTTACCTTTCGTGGGCACCAGAGTTTTCAAACTTAAAAAAGACGAACTGTCTGCGGACGGTTGGCGGTCAGTAGTAAGGTCTTTAGGCTTAAAGTCTATCAGGGATAAGGTGCCGATGGGTATTCGACGACAAAAGAAGAGGAAAAAGAAATGAGAATCTTTCTGATAGTGATTATAGTTTGGGTAAACATAGGAGCAATAGGATGGATTATTGGTTCTATAGCCGATACATTCTTCTATCCGACCCAAAAAAACAACTGGCGATATATCTTTTTAAGCATGGCTGTGGGACCAGGAACTTTCGTATTGGTTTTACGGTCGATTTATGAGTATTGGAAAGACAGGAGAAGACAAGATGCCCAAAGGTAGTCAATTTGAAAGGGATATTTGTAAACTGCTTAGCAAGTGGTGGACAGGCGGCAAGAGGGACGATGTGTTTTGGAGAACAGCCGGAAGCGGCGCACGTGCTACAATGCGAAGTAAGAAGAACCAAAATACGTTTGGTCAATATGGGGACGTACAAGCCACTGACCCTATCGGCCAGCCTCTTATCGACCTGTGTACTATCGAATTGAAGCGTGGGTACTCACAAGATACTTTCGCAAACTTACTTGAGGACTCTACAACTCACAACGCTGTGCCGTGTATGTATGCTAAATTTATAGCGCAAGCAAAAGGGGACTCCCGAAAAGCATTCACTCCTTGGTGGTTGCTAATTGTAAAACGAGACCGACGAAAGCCAATCGTGATTTTTCCCCGGACTCTATTTGGCATGACTCTAAAAGGGTTGGATAAAGTAAGGATTTATCGGGCAGGAATGGTACACGTTGTTGTTGCTTTACTTGGCGATTTCTTGGAGCACTATCTTCCAGAAGACATAATCGAATGTGCCAAAGATGAAGAAGAACATCCAGACTGTAAAAGTTGCACAAAGCCCACATGTGTTGGTTGTTTCAGGAATAATAAATGATCGACCCAAAAAACATTAAAAAATCCCAGGCCCGTGAAATCATCCGGTTGTATGAAGAGCACACTCGTGCTATTGTCGCAGCAAGAATAGGACCTTTGGGGTTTCCTGCTTGTGGGGATTTCTTTCTATTAGCCCAACAAAAGGAAGATGAATTACAAGAATTCATATTTGGAACTTCCAATCTTGTCCAGCTGGGGGAGATGTGGGGGATAGTAAAAGACACCGGAATTAAAAAGACAAAACATTATTGTGGTAAGTGCGGACGGGCTCAATACAGAACCCGTAGTGGGCTGACTTGCAAAAAGATGCACAATGGTGCTGAATCTGTAAGCAAGAAAAAAGGTAAGAAAATCAGAGACCGAAGGAAACGAAAATGAAAGTGGAAAATTATCCAGTGGTAATTCTAATAATGATAGTATGCTTTTCATTAGGAGTATTCGTAACTGAAATATCACATCAAGCTTTTCCTCTCAAAGGGACGGAAGTGGAGACGGACTCGGAATCTGTTGGAACTTCTGAAAAAACGCAAGGGGTGGGTTCCTCTAAGATTCTCCTTTCCCCACCCCTTGCCTCCTTTTTGAAAAAAGAATTTGGCGATGAATATGAAACTATAATGGCTGCTGCCTTACGAAATCGGTGTCAAGGAGAGAATCTACACATTCTTTTTGCTATCCGGAAAGCAGAGAATGGTGGACCTGGAATAGAGTTCGGGGTTGAAGCCAAACGCGGGACGGACCTTGACACGCAGGCTGGCTGGGCAGCAGCCACCATTATGAAAAATCGAAGTCGTTGGTATGCCACTAATACCAGAGGAGATTTTATTGAGTTTCTCGGCAAGAGGTACTGCCCCAATAATAGTGAAGTGTGGATTAAGAACGTGAAATATTGGTTTGACAAATTTAAGGAGAATGCCCATGGCAAAGGAGCCTGAACATTTCTGCTTGGACAGGGAGGATGCACTAAGAGTCATTGAAAAGCTACTGCCCTCAAAAGACGATTGCTTTTTGTCGGACCTGTACGAAGACATCCAACGTCCACCTGCAAAGACTATAGGAGAGAGGAGAGACATTGTAGTAACTATCCGTCCCGGTTTAGATGCCAATGATATAGAACTTATTCAAGCTGTAGAAAAGGCGATGGATGAGGCCCTTCTCGCCTTTGGACATACTCGTAGCAAGTCTGTCAAGTGGGGCCACAAAGTTGAATTTGTGTATTACCAATTCGCCAGCTGTGGCGTATCGGAATTGGATGAGGTGGATGACGATATAGATGCCAACGAGGATTGCGATGACGATGAAACAGAAGAACAAACGACTTAAAAAGATATTGCATTCTTATCATACCTATTTTGAGGCAGCGATGAGAGCAACCAGTCTTGGATTATGTAAACGGGCAATTAAACATGCTTTGGAAGATGAACAAAAAATCAAAGAAGAAAAAGCAAGTTAAAGTAGAGTGCCGAATATGTGCTCATAATTGTGTGCGCCATGGAGAATATGGATGTCTCAGGGCGTGGGTGAAAGGTGGCCCACAAAATTGTGAGAGTTTTGTAAAGAGCAAATATGCTAATAAATGAAAGTGCCAATGCCTTACTCTAAAACATGCATGCCATATAATATAATATGGCGATTCTTTCGTAAGCATGCCTCAGCTAAGGATATAGCAAGAATCACCGCCTGTAGACTGAAAGGGTTTCAGTTTGATAAGATAATGTTGTGGGGAGACAATCACAGACTCTCTTTGGAAGTTAGTTTCTTTTGTGATGGGTGTAGAAAGAGTTGTACTTCAAATATATCAATGAGGGAAGTAGTGGCATCTAAAATTTTGGAGACGGTGCAGCAAGGGATGGTATATAAACGAGACATTTTGAACTCCGATATAAAAGGCCGAAGTGCTGACTTCGTAGTGCTTGACGAGTTCGCTCATATGGAACGAGGTTTGAGTGGAGAGATTACATCTTGATAAGTAAAATCAAAATCCGAAACTTCAGTATCCAAAAGAAATGTGAGATAGAATTTGGACCCAATGTCACTACCATCGTGGGTTCTTGTGCTCACGGTAAAAGTGCAGTCCTCCGTGCTATCAAATTCATTTGTATGAATAAACCATCCGGGGATAAGTTTATCAACTGGGATGCAGAAAAGACATCTGTTCGATTAACTGTAGATGGGAAAACAATACTCAGACGAAAAGGCAAAAACATCAACATCTACAGATTAGGCAAGGAAGAGTTTGAAGCCTTTGGGCACGATGTCCCTCAACCCATAGCTGATTTAGTAAATATGGACGACCTTAATTTTCAGGGGCAACACGATAAGCCTTTTTGGTTTTGCGAAACGGCGGGGGAAGTATCGCGGCAACTCAACTCCATCGTCAATTTAGAGATTATTGATAGAACACTATCCAGCATTGACGGTGGCATACGGGATGCCAATGCAGAAATTAAAATAATCACCAAACGATTAGAGCAGGCCCAAGAGCAAAGGAAAGAACTGGCATTTGCTGTTTCTTTAGATGCAGAACTCACCCACATAGAAAAACTGGAAAAATCAGCCCGTGAAAAGGCCGTAGGATTGTCTACGCTGCGAGATATTGTCGAAAACGGTAGGGAATACAGGAGGGAACGGAAAAACAACAGAGATTTGGCGTCCGGTGGCGATTCCGCATTGGAGAAGGGGCAGGAATGGCAAGAATTGGCAATGTCAATTGTAATTTTGGAGAATTATGTAAAAACTGGGGCTCAAGCCTACAAATTATCGCAATCCCCTCCGGATATGGGTCCCCTGCATGATGCCAAAAAATCTTATGACATAATTAGCGGTCAAGCATTCCATTTGAACTTACTATTGGAAGACATAACTAAACATGATGTGCAATTATGCCTAAGAAAAAAAGAAGTGGAAACTACATCCAAAAGCCTAACTCAAGCAATCAAAGGAAGGTGCCCCCTATGTCTGAGACCAATGAAGAAGTCATAGCCATATTGTGTGCGGACATTCATTTGCAAGCGCAGCCTCCCATCTGGCGGTCAGCAGAACCGGATTGGTATGAAGCAATGCAAAGACCATTGGATGAAATAAAAGCCCTACAAAAACAAACTGGCCGCAACTGCCCTGTCCTTTGTGCCGGAGATATATTTGATAAATGGTATGGGGCTGTAGGGAAACAAAGTTCTGAACTTATCAATTGGGCTTTGAAACACCTCCCCGACCATATGTATTGTATACCAGGACAACATGACTTGCCTGATCATAATTATGAACAGATTTGGAGAAGTGCATATTCAACTTTGGTTCGAGCAGGTAAGATTAAAGATATTCAATTTGGTCTGGAGGAGATTGTCGAATTAGGTGGTGGAAGGTACGGGCAAGGTCTTTTGGATAATGGAGAAGTATGTACTGATGATATAAGAGTCTATGGATTCCCGTATGGCCTTCCACTCCGTCCTCTCGAAAATAGAAACAAAAGGCATTTTCATATAGCCCTTGCCCATGAATACATTTGGATGACGGGCCATTCTTATCCCGGTGCTCCGAAAGAGGGGCATCTAAAAACAAAAGTCTCTAAAATTAAAAACCAAATGTGGAATGGTTATGATGTGGTTGTTTATGGAGATAACCATAAAGGATTTTTAGGGTACTTAGCAACAACCGCTATATTTAACTGCGGAACCTTAATGCGTAGAGCATCAGACGAAATAGACTACAAACCAAGAGTGGGCCTGCTTTACGAAGACGGGACTATCAAACCCCACTATCTTGATACATCCAAAGACAAATATATTGAGAAGGTGGAGGATGCCCCCCTTGAAGAAATGGATATGAGTGAGTTCATAGAGGAATTGAAGAAGTTAGGAGAGACAGGGTTGGAGTTTACAAAGAGGGTTGAACGGTTCTTCAAGAAAAACAAAACCAGAAAAGTGGTGAGAAACATCATAAGGAAAGGAATGGAAGAGTGAATAAAGACGAAACCCTAAAAAAGTATATGCGGCTGAGGAAAGAGGTAGAGACTGCCCAACGACGAGCAGACCAAGCACAGGGGGCGTTGGACCAAACGATGGGCACCCTTAAAAAGGACTTCGGCTGTACCTCATTGAAGCAAGCCAAGAAGAAACTTAAATCTTTGCAAAAACAAGAGGAAGAAGCAAAAGAAGAATTTGAGGGAGCAGTGGCGGAATTTGAAGAGAAATGGGATGAGCAATTAGCGGAGGTAGAAGAGTGAAAGTGATATTAGATAAAAACATTCAATTGCTAATAGTGCCTGAAAGTAATTTAGAGGCACTGGCTCTCGAAACGTGGTGTAACAAGCACCTTAAAGATGGATCGGGACGAATAGGATTTGTATTGCAAATGCTAAACGAAGATGGGAAGATCAATCTCAATGGCCCCATAAGAATTGGAGAAGTCCGTGAATCTGATTGAGACAAGAAAAAGGGTTGACCAATTAGTTACCAAATTGGAATACTGTGAAATAACCTACCGCCAAGAGAAATTCAATTTGGAGCAGGCCCAACAACTCCTAATTGATACAGAGGAGGCTCAATCCATCACTCAACAGATTGCTCAAGCCATACAACAACAGGCCCATAAGCGAATAGCAGGAGTGGTGAGCAAATGCTTAGAGGCAGTATTTACCGGGGAGGACCGATATGGATTTAAGATTCATTTCGATAGAAAAAGAGGCCGCACTGAAGCACGTTTGGTTTTGACTAAGAACAAGCATGAAATCGAGGACCCGTTAGACTTTGATAGTGGTGGGGTATGTGAAGTGGCAGCGTTTGCTTTGAGGCAATCATGCTTAGTCTTATCTAAGCCACGATTGAGAAAAGCAATCTTATTTGACGAGCCGTTCAAATCTGTATCTATGGACTATTTAGACAACGTCCGGATTATGGTAGACACATTGTCAGAGGAGTTTGGAGTCCAATTCATTATTGTAACTCATTTGGAAGCTCTTACAACTGGAAAGGTAATAAGATTATGAATGATAAAGAAATACATAATATGGATGAGGCCATGGAAGATATTATTCGACACCTTGTCCCCAAACTTAAATCCTTTTATGACAGCTGCATAAAAGAAGGCTTTACAAATGAGCAATCATTAGAACTAACCAAAACATTTATGACCTACGGGAAATAAATGAAGGGTCTCTTTAGTTTAGCATGTCTGGACTAAGTATGTCTAATTAGGTGAGTCGGGACGGGTGCTGGAGTTTGGGCTGGCAAAAGCTTTTGGAAAGGACCCAGACACCACGTCTCGACTCATAACACACTTCTTCAAATTACCTCTGTTTTCCCGCACAACCCTACTGGCTTGATAATGTATTATCACCGGATTCTCCACATGCCGCATCAAATTGTATATCACACAATAAGCAGCAGGCAAATTATAAAAATCTTTGCCCAATACCTTTTCCAAACATCTTTGATCCCATATTCCCGGACGCCTTTGGCACTCTGCTTCCCATTTTTCTACTAAGGCCCTTACTGCCGGGACGTTCTTTAAGAAAATAGTCCCACTCAAGACCTCATAAGCCTCCACCGTAATTCTGGGGTGGTTCCTGCGGTCAAAATAATGCACTCCAATATCACAATCCAAATCTTCAAACAATTTCGGATAGGCTAAAAACTCTGAATCCACATCGTTGTAGACTATATTACACTCCGGAAATTTATCCATCATCCTCTTTATAAAGGTAGGTTTATACCCACAATTAAGAACCCAACCACCCAAATCATTTATGCCCTCTAAATAATAGGGAATATCAAGTTTCTCTAAGGATCGAATGAGAATGTTAGCGTGGTCCTCATAGAAAGTGTCCTTCGTATAATATCCTACTACTATAAATTTCATAGTATTGGCCTCCTGTTTAGTTCCTTTTTAATAGAGGTAGAACTAATGCCCTCAGTTCGAGGCAAAAATATCATTTCTAAATTCTCTTTTATCCAAGCATACCCTTCAGGGGGATTCCTTTTATCCTTCCAATCTTCCCCGGTCACGAACACGTCCACATCCCAATCCTCTAACAATCCCACATCTGCTAACACACTTTGAGAGACTACAAAATCCACACAAGCTAAACTTTTTAATATTCTCATTCGTTGGGCTAAAGGAATGACAGGATAAATCCCTTTGTACCGAAGAACCAATTCATCTGTAGACACTCCCACGATGAGAATTGTCCCATATCTTTTAGCTTTTTCTAAGATGTTCAAATGCCCCACATGGAACAGGTCCCAAACACCACCAACAAAAACTACTTTTTGGGTCTTAGTCATAATTTTGCCAAATAATTACAATGCCTATAATCCTCTTGTTCTGGATGGAATTGATTTTGGAATTTCATCTCCCCTGAAGACACCTTTGCTATGGAAAATCCATGCCCAAGTAAAAAACAGAACACCTCTTTCAAAGTAATTCCAGCGTCTGCAAAACACTCCCCATACTCAAATTGAATAAAGTCGATTGCCCTATGACATAACAATCTGGCAGCCCCCCGCATCACCGCTGCCTCATGCCCCTCTACATCTATCTTTAGAAAGCCAATCCTACCCACCTCTTGCTTTTGACAATAATCATCTAAAGTAGTCATCGAAACTGAAATCATTTTGGGCTCTCCTATTCCGAAAGCCTTTGCTATTTCTGAATTCCTTTTGTGTATGGTAGATAGTGCCGGGACTCTTTCATATTCCCAAAAGGCACTCTCCCCCTCTTTATCAGATACTAACAAATTATTCAAGACAGTCTGAGTATAGAAAGCCTCTAAATTCCGTCTTAATATATCATAAGATGGCGGCAAAGGCTCAAAGCAGTATGTAACAGAATTCCCACCTTGAGTCAAAACCGCCAAAGACCATTCACCACGAAACGCCCCTACATCGAAAACTATGGAATCATCTTCAATATATTTCTGAATGACTTCTAACTCACCACCTATTAAATCACTGCCCATAACTTTTTGTGTCTCCTTGACCATATGTTTTCATTGTTTTAGTACCATCCACTAAGCCCAAAACCAATTCATCAATCTCTTGAATGATGTCATTCCGTTGCTCATTCAAAACATTCGTCTTTCTCGTAGCGTTTGCAATCTCACTATCATCTTTGGATGTTCTTTTCACATCCTCCCACTTCCACATCTTCAAATTAACAATGGTCAATTTATCAACCAAATTTCCTACCGTTTCCATCACCCTATCCTCGTATAAGTATGAAGTTTAGAATGATGAAACATAGGTAGACCTCCAGGGACGTATAACACTGTCGTAGGTTTTCCCAACGCCGCAGAAAGGGTAGCACACCCAGAGGTGAAACAAAAGAAAGCCTTACAAGAATGGATCACATCACAAAAGTCTTCCAAAGGTCCCGCAGTAATAATCGGCAAATGAGGAATAGGTGATTGCCTTTTGAAAGGTTTCATCTGATGAGTTCTTTTTACTGGATGATTCCTAAACCACTTTTCGGTTTGCCTTCTGGACGGCACCCCTATATTATTCCCATGGTTGGACTCAAACACAATCGCATCTGTCAACTCTAATAATAACTTTGGCTTATAGTAAATCTCCGGTTCCCGAAAACGCTCACCATCATCCGGCAAACCCACGAAATCTACTACAGCATCTAATAGATTCTTACCCTTCTCTACTGTATCAAAGATTGGATAGGGTCTATCCTCATCACTGAACCCATCAACATACGGGTTGTATTCCCACACCAATCTTTTCGTATTGGGATTTAGATAATCGGAATGATTGGAAATAAGCACTCTATCATACCCATGCAGTTCTTTAGCAATTCTTGGGATAGGGGAATACAACAAATGGTCTCCCAAACCACCCCACTTAATTTTCAATACTAATACTGTCACTGCGTTACCATAGCCTCCATTTCCTGTTTAGCATATAAATAAACATCGTGGGCGTTGGGTCCATCTGAGAAACCTACTGGCTCTTGAGTTTCATCAATCCCGGAAAACACAGATGTGGAATCAAAGAAGTCTCTCAAATCTTTCAAACATATTGAATTGTAAGCACCTATTTCTTTAATCCCTTCACCATCTTCCATCATTCGGACTATCTGGTGTCCCACCCATTTAACGTCTACATAAGCGTAACGAGTAGTAGCACTCACAAACAATTCCTTGCTGGCAAGTAGATCATGGAGCATGTCCTTTTTACGACTCCCCCCGAACATCGGCCCCAAACGAATGACCAGGGAATTAGTAGGTAAGACCATCAATTCACAGGCCCGACGATTGCGACCGTAAGAACCATACAACTGCGTCCGGCAGGAAAAACTGGATATGAGTACGAATCTTTTTCCTTTAGCCATAGAGAAAAGATTTGCAGTCTTTTCCACAGTCTCCATAAAATCTTTTTCGGGCTGTCGTTCAGCATTGATTCGTCCCGCTGGATTGGCGGAATGAATCACTATGTCCGCAACGTCTACCAACTGCTCTGGATGGGGACTATCACGATGCATCGGAACCAACTTATACTCAGGATGGGTTACTACCGCCTTAGCAATCTCAGACCCTACAAATCCCGATGCTCCGATAACCGTTACTATTTTCATTCGGATTCTCCTTCATGCACTTTCATAGTAATAATTGGTTTATCACATTTATCCCATGGTTTGGTCAAGCATGCTATACAAATTGCCTCCGTTATTGCATGGACGGCATGGGGAGTATGTGGGGGAATTCTAAAACAAACTCCCCGACTGGCATGCATGTTTATCTCTTTCCCAGTATTAAGGTCCTTCGTAACCATAACCACAGATCCATCTACTATTAAAAAATACTCTACGAATTCGGGGTGGTAGTGATTGCCCCGGATTTTATTGGGCCTAAAAAATATCATATTAAACTCAACCAAAGGGTCCTCAGGCAGCCACGTGAATATCGCCCCACGCCCATCCTGAACGGTCTGTATGTTACACGATGCTTCTAATACCTCTATAGCACCTAAGTTTCTCATGGCTTTCCCCTAACTGTAATGAAATGGGGATAGGGCAAAGGCACTAACAGACAAACCATACTCTCTTTGTATAAATGCGTTTGGATCATCGGTATAAAAGTGTCTGTATAGTAATAAGGCAAAACAAATAAGTATTCAGACAAACTTTTCAACCCCTCTATTTCATCCATTATAGGAATCATGGTCCCAGCAGTTTTCTTTCCTATTTTCTTAGGACTGTTATCCAAAATACGACAAATATGCTTTTTATTCAAACCTAAAAATTGTAAAAGCATATTCCCTTTTGTACTGGCTCCAAATCCGTCCATAGGCCCGTACATTTCTACTAAATGCTCTACGATAGACTTGATAGAGTTTTTAAGAAGTTGAACGCGTGTATTAAACGCACTCAAAGACTCACAAGAATTAGTTTGATTCTTTCTTTCAAAATCCTCTACCTCTGTATGACTTCTTTTGTATTTATTCCTCTCCACAAATACTCTAAGACTGCCCCCATAGCTGGGGACAATTTCTGCTTCCGATATATACAACCCCACTTGAGATAATAAGAACTCCAAAGACTTCAAAGAGTAGTAAGCAGCATGTTCATGGACAATATTATCTAAAACATTATCCCGCATCATACTACCAAGATATGTCATTTGCAAAACCCACTCAGTATCCTCATCCATTATCTCTTTAACCTCCCGACAAAAAGAGACAGGATCATTCAAATGGTAAAACATAGCCACACTAAATATAACTTTGGGGTTAGGTAGGTTTAAGGCTCGATATTCCGTGGCATTAAACTTTGCTTGTTTGTAATAATAATTAGGACCTGATAACACTTGGGACATATTATGAGCAGCATCTATGTTTACTTTGGTCACAGGTTTATCTATAAGGCTTAGCAAGGTTCCATCGTTTCCCCCTATATCCAATACAACATCCCCAGCCATTAAGGGAGACCGCAATTCGGCGTGTTCCACCACATCTTGCAAAATAGAAACCATAGAAGCGGTTTTTCCACTTTCGTAAGGATAATGCTCAAATACAGAATCTAAATTATACTTATTGACAAGCTGTACCAACCCACAATCTTGATTTGAACACTTGGCAAGATTCAAACAAGATGGTTCTGGCAATTGCGTATTGTCATCCACGAATATGGCACTGGGATATTGATCCCCGATTATAACCATATCCTCTAAGAGTAAACTACCACAAGAAATACATCGGTTCATTTTCTTGCCCTAACATTCAAACTCATTAACATTCCTCGTTCTTTATCCATATGCGGCAGATAGCATTTGCTGTAATCATCGAGATCCTTTGACGGCATTACTTCCCATCTTGTCACATCACAAAAACCCGCCAACTTTAATTCCCTTCTCAAAGAGTTAAAATCCCAACACATATGATGGTAATTTTCCTTATAATCTTGTCCCCCATATAATAAGCCTATCAGGGGCTTCAAGTCTTTTTCCTTTTGATAATAAGAAACTATAGATTCAAAATCCGGTACGGATAGGAATAAAAATCCACCCGGACTAAGTAATTCAAACCACCTTCTAAGAATGTTAGAAATACGCCACCGATTGAAATGTTCCAAAACATGGCAAGCATATATTTCCTCAATCGCCTCCCTCTTAAATTTCCGGAGAAATTCGGCATTGTCCACAACATCTACATTAGGCAGATACCTTATATCTATATTGACATAGCCTTGAATAGCAACAGAACCACAACCAACATGAAGCTTCATCTCATTCTCCAAATACTATATCGTCAGTAGCATTGCAAATAGCGGAATGATTGCCTTTTACAAAAGATACGTCCTGGACGCCAACTTTGCCTTTCACTACAGGGCTATAGACCTCTCGATTTTGAAAGAACCCAGCCCAAAAACTAAAAGAAGAATTACTCCGGAAAAGAACCCTTGAATTTATCATCTTAAAAAAGTCACAAAGAAAACTAATCCCTCTATCTTCATACTGATTCACACCATACATACTATTAGGAGTTTTGGAGTAACAAATACTATTCAATTCAGGACATGCTCTTGGATACTCCTCTGAGCACCATCCAAGCTTGCCCGAACTCATCCCAAATTCTTCGCAGGCATTTATGAATGATTCCTTAGTTATTACACAAAAGATATTAGGCCATAAAGTAGTATAATCACCTAATCTCAAATGGGCCATCATCTCATCTTTTGGTTCGAGATACTTTTGAAAAACATCTCGGAAAGCAAACCATTCTCTAATCTTATGCTCTGACAAAATATCGAAACATTCCTTTGTCTGAAAGTACCCAAACAAGTCTATATTTACTTCTCCAAAGTCTATCACGTCCACTTTAGTTCTCGGCAGTTTACGAGATATTTTAGAGTGAGTAACATTTTCAAATACCTTTTCTCCAATCCAATTAGGAATTTCCAAAGTGGCATTGTACTTCTCAGCATATGCTCTGGCAAAAGCATATTGGAAAAGCTGATTGCCAAATCTTCCAAAGTTTCCTAACTGACTGAATTGTACTATCCGCTTACACATCTATCAAAGACCCCCCAGACCTATCGTGATTAAACATACTTTGCTTTTGTAAACAAAAGGTAAGTTTTCGATATAACATTATATCCCAAGGAATCCCATTATACCTCCAAGACAATAATTTTGCTATACTTTTGCGGTTCACCATATAAGCCAACGCAGCCACAATCCATGGCTCTGAAAAAGACGATTGCAAGTAAGATGAATTATTAGGAGCAGGCTCAAAATTATTTGGGTTGTGTTGTCTACCATGAAAAGAAACCATATCGTAAAATCCTAATAAATAAATTGCATTAGAAACAGAATACATCCAAGAAGGCTTATTAGGCACGGCATCATCCTCTAATACTAATACTACTTCTGCCGTGCTTAAAGATAACGCTTGTTGATGTCCTCGGAAACAACGATAAGCCCCCATATGATTTCTTACTAATGTCTTGACTTCAGGCTTAAAATCTTCGGGGAGTTCATAATTAGGGGTGATACTAATCTGATGAGGAATTCCTTTCAAATGCTTTGAAATCAAAGGCCTCCTATTCTCAGATGCTACTACTACAATTTCAAATTCCATATCTCACCTTTATATATATTTAGAAGCAATGGCCCCTATTCCATTGTCGGCCTTCTTTATCATTTCTTTCATATAATCTGTAGAAGCATTCCAAGGTTGCCCTGTAAAAGATGGAGCAACAGACTCACTAAAATTCAAACACCCCTGATCGCAATGGGGCAAAGATATACTCTCATAGAGAGAAAGAAGCACCGTGGTAGGATTATACTGAGCAATTTTATCCCTCGCAGTATATTGAGGGCAATCCAAAGATACATCAGAAAAAGTACGATGGGAGAAAAACGCTTTCATTAAAGCCTGATCACACCCCCATCTCCAATCCGAACAATACTCCACATTGTCCTTTCCCCATTGCATATAATGCTCAAAAGTTGGGGAGTTCTTTAGGACTCTGGATTTAAGACCCTGAACCCGAAACCCGCAAAGCCCTGCAAGATAAGGAATAGAATGAAGAGAGTAGCTTCTAATTCCATGAATCAAAAATCTTTCGTGATCCATAAAATACTGAACTGCTTTTCTTTCCATTTTGTTTGTAGCATGATCCAAATCCCTACACAATAAAATTTCTACATCATCCTCCCATAAAGGTCTCATTCTCCAAGTCGTCAATTGCGTTCCTTGATACCCCTCTTCTATCACTTCAATTTCGACGTGTGGGAATTGGTCTGAAACTTCTTGAAGCATTTGAAATTTTGGATGCCCTATAACGTCTTTATGGATATAAAACCTCATATGATACTCTGGATAAATAGCCGAATTGGAAACTAATACCCAAGGCACATTACACCAGTGCTTTTCCTCTCCAAACAAAACATAGGAAATCAATTTTTTCACTGCCGCTTCCTCCTATCACAAGGTTTAGCCGGGACCCCCCTTTGAGGAATTCTCCAATCCTTCCCATACCATTCTTCCAGGATGCGCTCTGGGTTATTCAAGACGTTCACTGATATCTCTAAAAAATCACAAGGGAATGTTTTCAAATCCTCCTCACAAAGCACATCACTGTAGTTTACATAGTACCCATCACCACTAAAAGCATATAAGTAAAAATCTATATACACATTTTCTCTTACGATAGAAACCAAAGCATTGTCTCCATAACAACGCAACAACTCAAATCCTTGGGACAATAAATCTCGTATCGCTTCGCATACCAATTCTGCTTGATCCATTAAGCATGATATGTCTATGTCATTATCGTAAGGAATAAGCCCATGGTCCCGGACACACCCCAACATCGTGCCAGCATGGAGCCAATGTTTAGCCCCTTGCTTATTAAGGGCTTGTATTACAGCCCCTAAATTCCTTTGGGCCGCATAGATACTAAAATGGCCTGTGCACTTCGCAAATAGCCCAGCAGTGTTTATCTTTTCCGCTGGGATGCCTAACTCTTCGTTGATTGCTTTCATCGGGGAAATCCTGCCGCCTTTCGTCGATTATAAGTTGCCTCATCTGGTCTGCCCAGTTTTGAATTTCTACGATAGGTGGGGTCCCCTTGAGGCCCCCCTTTCCATTGATGTTTTACTATTACCTCTGGAATGTAAATATGCTTTCCCAACCGCTTGACTTCATCTGTAAATTCATTATCACAGTAAAAACTCTTATAATCAGGATGATAGATATAACCGAAGTGATCATACAATTTCTTCCCCATTATAGAAAGGGTGATGGTGCGGTCTTTACCGAACAACCCATCATTGAAATGCAAAGCCCCATCCATGTTAGGAAAATGCTTTTCCATCTGCTCCACAATCATATTATCGAATCCTGGAAGTATCGGAATCATGTCATCACTAATAAGAAACAAAATGTCGAAGTCCTCTCCATCCATATCTGCATTACATGCATCTATTTTAGTTTGGTGCTTGCCATATTTATATTCCAAATGGGAATAACCATCCATGAATTCCCTCATACCATCGTTGTTCATAGTAACATCATTACTATTCAAAGTGATCAAAAATTTATACTCGTAATGGCCACTAAGCATAAAGAAATACTTATCCAAAGTAATCTTAAACCATTCCGGTCTTTGGAATGTGGGATATTTGAATAAAATTCTCATCCATGATCTCCGCTTATAAATATTTTCAAATAGTAATAAAGCACACCTGATATAACAACTTCAGTTTTCAATAGTGGCCGCACTCGAAAAGAAAAATCCCTATCCTCCCCTTCATTTTTATTCGGGAATCTTACTTGTAAAGCCAACTCTCTTTTAATAGCATTCAAGTGGTTAGGACTTCTGTAATATATACCCCTCTTTTTGAACCACTTTTTATATTTAAGGGAATGGAAAAAGGAGTATTCCACATTCTCTCTTATCAACAAACCTTGCAAACTACAACAATCCGGATTTTCTTGAAGTGCCCATAGGATTTTTGATACATAATTTATAGAAACCACATCGTCATCATCTACAAAAGCAACATAATCTCCGTTGGCTCTCCTCAATAGTTTGTTTCTTTTTTTTCCTGTAGTCTTTTCTCCCGAATCTTTTTGAATAATAATTTCGACTGAATCAACCATTTGGGGTTTCAATATACGCAACAGCCTTTTTAATAAGTCTTTCCTATCTTCCAGCGTGCAAATAAGAATCGAAAATTTCTTTTTCCCCATACGCTTTATTTCAGAATCTTTCGGAGGTTTTATACGTTCTTCTGAAACAAGATAGTCATCCAAAAACTTACCGGACACCCTTCGGAACTTTCCTCGGAATTGCTCATCTAACTTCCTAACACTCAAAATAATGTCACCCTTCTTATAAAGAATAGTTTTACCATTAGGAAGTGTTTCTTCATGATTACCACCAGTCAGTTCGTATCTATACATCATTTAATCTCCCCCAAAGGCGCATAAGGAATCAGCCCATTCAATCGACTATTAGCCGAATGAGAAACAACCCGTATATCCGTTTCTTCTCTTATTCGTTTCAATGCAATTCTAAAATTGATGTAAAACTTTTCCATATCAACATCCGATGTGGTCTTTTGGTTCTTATACCGATTATGATAATGCTGCTCGTGGGCGAAGCACTGAATCAAATCAAATCCCAACAAATGGATTCGTTTATATCCTAATAATACAGCCAACTGAAAACCACAGAATCCACTATTATAGCCCGTCCGGAAATCATTGAACTCAAAACCAATTCCCACCACCCCAGCATTCCTTATCACCATATGAACACTAAAGAGGTCAAGCACCCTCCCCGACCGATGAACAAACTTCCCATCTTTCCACTTCATAGAACAATGATTCGGATTGGTAACTAATACCCACGTGGTATCTACGTCTTTATAACACCCATCTTGGATTTTTATAAACTGTCCGGAATCTGCAGTGATGCAATAGGTAGGATTAGGAACATCCAAAGCCGATCCATTTACAGCAATAGTATCTTTATCCTTTAAGGACTTAAAATCAAATCCTTTTAGACTACCCCCACCACCTACAATATAAACATCTTCTTTTCTCATTATAATCCCATACCTACGATACTGTTATTGCTTCACTTGTATGCTGAGTTATTTCTCCGGTTTTTGTTCTCGCATAGCCTATATATGTTTTAGGCAATGCAGCAGAACTATGAGTTGCCGAATTGCTATCTTGCCATCCGGTGTCCCATCCAGAGGCAGTAAATCTATATTCCACCTCTCTATCCCCCTCTGGGCCAAAAGCTGGGTACAATATCATATCAACGTCTCCAGCAGAATCAGCTATTGGTTCTATTTCCCAAAGCCCTGTAGGAGAACATATGGTGTCTTCCTCCGCAACAACTTCTTCAACGTCAGAAAACGCAGTATAATTATCCGTTTGCCCCGCACCAGCGGCAGAGGCATCATCTTTCGCCCGAACCTTAAATGCCCAATCTTGAAGGTCATTTACGAATGCTTCTGCAAGGTCAGTTGTTGTGCCACCATCATCAGAACTGCTTCCAACACCCATATCTAAAATTTCATCATAACGATGGTCCTCTTGCAAAGCATCAAAATCTCCATTTCCTGCTGATGGTGTTCCTGAGCCTTCCGAACCTACAAAATCATATTCTTCTCCATTCCCCTCTAAATCTTCCATTAGAATAGAAACCATTTTAATACGAAATTCCGCTGTATAAAACGCACTTAGGTAACAAACCCCGTCCGCATCTCCTTGGGGCCTATTTGCATCGTATATGGTCGGCTTCTGAAAAAACGCTATTGGTTCGTGTACTGGAGGCTTTTCATCCTTTGTTGGATCGAGTAGTTTCTTACACGCATAAGTGTCATCTCGTATCCAAGCCGCATCTGGAACATAATCCCAATTAAAAAGTCCTATTATAGAAATACTTGCTTTTGCATGGATATCCAAATTTACTCTTATTATACCTTCCCAATCCGGTACCACTGGGGGTGGAACACCTTCGCGAAGTTCTGCAAAGTTATCTAACCATACACGAACATATTGAAGATTTTCTGTTGTAGATAAAACAGTAGTTGCTAATATCGAAAAATAATAAGTTCCTTCACCAAAATTAGGTTGAGTATATTTATTTGCTCCTATACCCGCAATAATTCCTAATTGACGTAAAGATGTTTCTGTTACTGTAACTGTACTTTCCTCAATTTCAACATTCAAATAAATTTCGGCTAATCCTGCTACTTTTGCAAAATTTGTGAACTTAAATGCTGCTTCCTGATAATCCGGAGGCTCTTGCCACTCCCAAGGCAAATCTCCCCCCCAATATTCAGTATCTTTGTCCCATTCTAAATCATATCCTGCAGCATTAGGCCATAATGACATGTCTGATTCAATATACTTACGTGCCCATGCATCCCACCCATGCGACAAATCAAACTGATTTGCACTTGCCCAATTTTTCGGCAAGTCTTCATCGTCAAAACCCTCGACCTCATCATCCCCAGATATTTGTGCTCCCTTCTTAGTAATGCCAACCGAACCAGTTAAATCTTTATATATCAATTGGTCTAACACATCGATCATATGCTGTAAAACTAAAACAGCCCGCTCATAATAATCAACACTGTTGTGAATATGAACTGGCCCATGACGTTCTAATAAATTCGTTGCATAGTTTCCAAATTCGCCCACTGCCGGTGCTTGTTTAGAATACAAACTATTAAAGTGCCACCATTCATTTTCAGCTAATGGCTTTTGAAGACTATTATGAACGAGACTAATATAATTACCAATCTCAACACCATCCGGAGTACCACTTTCATAATCTCGCATAAATCCCGTCACACCTGGGTCTATTGCCTCTGCACCATCAACATACCCCAAAGTATATTTAGGTATTTTTCTCCACGTACCATGTGGAGTTGGTGCTTCCCACTCTGCTGCTGCTTCATCTCCACTATCTGGAGGATCATTATGATTGTTTGCTTCCCCGAAAAGAATATTGCCATAGAAGTCTTTTATATCATACGGGACATAAATGTTCTCTATGTCATACCACCAATCGTATGCGTCTATATCAGATAAAACCTTTTCTATTGCTGATTCATTCTCGCCCCAATACTTTGAGGTCAAAAGGTCATGCGCCGGTTGTGCTGAATTTTCTTGCGGACGATACCCCGCTAAATCCCATCCACCACTATCATGCCACAATGTCTCATAAGTATCAACTCCATCTACTGGGTCTACTGTAAGACGATTACAATCAAGCCAATTTGTCTTATAAGCAGCATTAACCTCTGCTATGAAATTACCAGCTTGAGCTGCAATTTCAATCCACGCCCAAAGACATCTTGAGTCATATTTATATTCCCTCCAAATTTCTCGTTGCTTATGCCACTTTGAATCATTATCAAACGGAGGATAAGAACCAGTAACAAAATTAGATGACCCATCCCACGTAACAGTTCGATAAGTTTCAGACGATGTCTTGACATTATTTGGTGGGTCTACTTCTTGTTCAGTTTGAGAACCTTGTGCAGCCAGCATAGTTGGAAAATCAGTCAATTGGGCTTTTTGAATCTCTACTTTATTTCCAGCTATGTTCCAAGCCAAACGGTCTGTATTAGCATACCAATGTGGGGGCACCCGCTCTTTTGGATCAGTTTGAATTGGTAGCATCCGCCAAGACTCCACAATTGTAAAATAATCAACGGCAAGTCTTGTCTGCGACATACCAACCCATCTCATAGCATTACGATCATAATGATGATACCGATAACGATTTGTTGTTCTTATCCAATACCGACTATTATTTCGTGAGAATTTTCCACCATCAGGAGGACGCCACTCATCATCACATCGCGCATTATCTGTTGCCTTATGAATCATATCCTTATCGTCAACGAAATCTACGTTTCCATCTATTGAGGCCCGTGGACAAAAAGCATACCAATCACCCCCAAAATCACAAGCCGCTTCTCCTCCTTTAGAATAACCACCTGCATAACTTCTATCATTTAGCAATACAAACTCATTCTCCTCGTGAAAATCCTCCAAACGCACAAGAACATAATCACCACCACTATCGTTGATTCGACGACTCGATTTTATCCTCCAATACCCATTAGCCTCTGCTGTATCTGCATTCACACCACTCACAAGAATCGGACAACCCGGAAGCAAATTGCCAAAGACTGTTTCATTATTCCCTCCTGCTGGAGTATGAATCGTACTATTTGTAAACCATAGTTCGGAGTATCCAACGCCGTCATGGTCTTGTGTTGCTCCTATTAAATCGTAAGCATTCGCCCCTGCCTCATCAATACTATTCCCCCAACGCCCCTCATACCAAACATCTACGAAAAATGGTCCTCTTTGAACCTCACTTGAGGGACCCGAACCATAATCATTAAAAGCATCACCCTGACGAAAACCACCATTTGTACCTGCCCAACCAACGTCATAAAAAGTAGCATCAGCCCAAGCATCTCCAAAGCCCCCTATCTCACTGTGGAGTACCCAATAATTTGCCCAACTTGCTCCTGAACCAGGTTCACTTATTGCTGCTGAAGTATGAGGCACTTTACATCGGTATGTCTTTCCTCCATTATCTACTAAAGTTGGCTCATTTACTAAGGCCGTTGTAGTTTGAGGACCTATGAGAATTAACCAAAGTCTTTTGCGGATGTCTTCTGTTAACTGATGAGCTAACTCTTCCCCCACTGCCAAAGGATAATCATAATCTTCCCAGCTGGCATTTCGTTGGGACCTTGTCATTTCCACACCGCCATTGTGCGATACTCAGACTCATTCGCTGTTGTTTCTATTTCTACGTCTAAAGACCTATCTGCGGACTTTCCTATAAAAGTCATAGGAAGGTAAAAGAACCACTTCAAAGCCCCAGCACTGGCTTCATCTTCATCGAAGTGCTGAATGATAGGAACTCTCGCACCTACGCCAAACCATGGTATGAAATTTCTTATATCCTCCCCGTCTGTTCCATATCCCTCATACCCCATAGCCCTATCTATGGTAATATCTGTGCCATCTTTTACCCCAGAAGAATTTATTTTTTGAACTGTGTAATCGTCAATGGCAGCAGAATCTGATTCATGATTAGGAGAAATAATCACTTCCGCAATACTTACAGCACCCCCACTTCCTCCCCCTACTCGATACTTTATCGTACGTCTTAGGACTTCATCTATATTCAATCGAAGGGTAATGCCTGCTGGAGTGCCCGTTGCTCTGATAAAAGGGTCCCCAGTTATCCGAAACATTAAATTGAGGGCATCCACCAACTGATTCAAGCAACTGACTGTTTCTTCCGGACCTACTGAGAATCTTTGAATAGTCATTTTACACGCCCAATGCCGTCAGCAAAGCATCAAAATCGGCCTCCCTTTGAATTCGATCATTTCTATAAGCAGGTTCAGCACCATGACTAAATACATCACCGGGGACTTTCCCGCTATAAGGGTCTCGGAAAACAGATTGCACATCGTAAGTATCGAACTTATATTGAAATTGAACTTTAACTTGATAGGTACTCCGATTGTCTGTAGTCCTCCAAGTTATCCCCATACACAACCAAGTCCTGGCAGCATACGTTCTCCACACCCCATTATTAACATGGCCTTGGTACGCTTCATTCAAAGCTTCTAATTTATCCTCATCTGTATTTTGCATTCGTAAAGCAATAGTATATACTCTGGCAGGAATATAAATAGAAACCACAGGAAGTTCTGACTTAAAGGTCACAGGCTTCGTTAATAAATTAGGCTCTCCGTCATCATCCAAAGGTTCTTTTGGATTTTTTTCTCCTATTTGATATTGATAAGATAAAGGCAACAAATTAACACCATTGTAATCTTTTGTTGTTTCTGCTTGAACTAAAGAACAGTCCATGGAAATATCATTTTGTCCTAATGTAATTACCCTCCATGGACCCTTTGGAGTTTCCCAAGTCAATTCCAATTCAATCCAATTAGGTTCTATGGCAACGGCTCGTATCTTTTTGAGATAACAAGAGGCAACTGCGGGGTGAAGATCATTTATTTCAGGAACACCCGTATCATTGATGGCCTCAAATACCCGTACTGCATTATCAGCCCGTCCCGATTGCTCCACTGGATCGACAACTATGAGCTTGCTGGTGAACTTATACCCAAAACGGGTTAATTCCCCGTCATTATTGTCTATCATATCATTCCATTTAACTGCCATTGTTTACCCCTAAGAGATAACCGGAATAGCGGCCATGTCTTTCAAAAATCCCGTCTGTTTGCCCAATTCTATTAGTATTTGCCTTTGAGAATCTGGCGCTCCAATTCCAGCTTTTTCCATATCAGCCGCCCGACGCTGTCCCCTTAACAATTCCCTCCGTTGGAAACCCTTCTCCTCTTCCCTTTGCTTCATTATGTCCCTTGCTTCCGACATACCCACACCCTTCTCCACTGCTATGTCTCCAATCTTCTTTGCCCTCTCTATAAATCCAAGCAAATTTTGTTCTGATCTTCCCATCGCATCCAAAAATTTGATACGTTTTTGAGCCGTCTCATTCCCAATGTC